ATAAAGATGTGCTTGATAAGGTCTATAAAGAATATTGCGAGAATTTTGATGCACTTAATAAACATCTGCTTACAGAGGAGGATGGAAAAGATGAATAAATCATGTGAATATTGTCAATACAATGGGGCATATGCATCCATTATTAATCCTTGTGAGGATTGCCCAAATAATTATTTTATGATTAATGGCACATTTCCAATTGTACGGCCACTTCGTGAAACAACAGATCATGTAACCAATAAAACTTATATAACCGCTACTACAGGTTGTAAAACGAATAGTAACGGCACAAAAATTAATGATGTATTTGCAACTGATCTACCGACTGCAGATGAATACCGTAAATCTATTGGCGTTCCATATGATTATCAATATGAATGGTCAGAACCAAAGTATATTTGTCCGAAATGTGGCGGTGGAATGTGCAAGAATAAAACTATGGTTCTTGCAAGTAACCCTCCTCAATATAAATATCAATGTAACAAGTGCGGACATGTGGAATATCAATTTGGGTGAGGTGCATTATGAAGAAGAAAATTAATTGTCCAACGTGTGGTGGGTCTGGTTTTGTTGCAAAGTTTAGTAGCTACTCTGTTTGGAGTGAACGTTGTGAACAGTGTAATGGAACTGGTGAAATTGAAGTCCCTTTTACCATTGGTGATAAAATTCGCAGCATGAGTGATGAAGAGATTGCAATATGGTTGAATGCACATGCCACTGATACAGTATGCGATCTTGTTTGTGGAAATGATTGCGAAGCAATGGCGACATATGATAAAACGTTTGATGAAGTGTGTAAAGATCTAATAAAGAAAAAACTTGCGAAGGAGTGGCATTAATGATGAAGATTGGTTATATTCAAGAATATGATTTGGAGCTCAATCCACATCTGACTGAAAGATTTAAATTTAGAGAAGCGTCTTTCACTAGAAGAATTTCAAGTCGAGGCGATAGAGTTTACTCGAAGATGCTGTTGTCCCCTGTTGATTATGAAGAGATCGTCGATAATGCTAATATTATGAAAAAGAATAGCAAAATTATTCTAGTTCGTGAGCCATTTTTACTTGATGATGAGCTAAGAGAAAAAGTTGTTAGTTGGGTTGAATGGGCAAATCAGGCAAAACCTAGTGAGTATGACCCATTTGCAAAAGATGATTAACAATGACTGGTCTGACATACAAAGAACTTAGAAATCTTAATATGACAACAAAACAAGTAATGTTGGGGAAAACTCCATCAATCCAATATAAATGGCATACGAAAAATGGCAATTGTGTTGCTGAATTTAAAATTTGGGATTGGTGGGATGGTAAAAATATTAGCGATCTCGAAATCAATGAAAAGTATAGAGGACTTGGATTATCCTATCAACTTTTAGATTATGCTACAAAAAGATGTGGTGCTAAAAATTTAGCCGTAAAGAAAAGCAATATTATAGCAAAACATGTTTATGACAAGTACGGATTTCAAGTCACAGATGAAGATAACGCATATTATTATATGTCGTTAGGGGATTACAATGGGATAAGTAATAGAAGTATTGATTTGGGGAGGCGTTACAATGAGCGAATGGAAAACAGTTGAAAGAAAGCAGTTTAATATTCTGTGCGGCAATGCACAACTATTAGAGTGTCCACAATGTGGTACATTATCAGTTGTAGATTTTGCGTATTGTCCGGGGTGTGGTAAAGATATGCATATCCCTGAAGACAGGCGTTTTAAAATGCGTATTGATTCAAATAAGTGCCAATATGCTTGTGTGATGCAATCGTATGTGCCTTTAACAGAATCTGTATATCTTAAACCAGAAGATATGCCAAGTCTTCATGATCTTATAAAAGAAATGTATAAGTATAAAGAAATGTATGGGATGTGATAAATATATGCAAATGATAATGTATGCTGAGGTAAGAGAAAATGGTGCGTGGAAAAAGGTTGGTAATATTTTTCCAAGCGCATTTATTGAAATGAATGATAAATTAACTGATAGGGTTTGTGATGAAAGAAATATTTTCTTATATGAGTTATTTGGTTGGGTCACAAATCAACTAAATGGTTATACAGTAATTAATCCAATTAGTGAGTTGCGAGGCTTGCCAGATGATGCATCTGATGTAATTTCAAGTAATCATTATTTTCGTTTTGGAGGCTTTGCTTCATATGTAACTCTTGATGAAATACTTAATTACAATTGGGATGCAACAATTTCTCATGTGGGTCGTATTCCTGAGAAGGCTTATGTGCATTGGAAGAGAGATGGTGTCGCCCCCACTCGTTGGGATAGGAACATTTCAGGAGAAGACAAAAAGATAATTACTTCTTTTGTTATGAATGGCATTTTGGATGAGAGCATTCCAAGGGACGAAGGTATTAAATATTATGTTGTTGTTGAATATGATCCAAAGACTTGTAGGGAATATTGTAATTTTTTTTGTGACATTTCTCTCCCACTGCTGGTGAAACTTGTTCCACAGGGCGGCAATTATGAAGATGTGAGGGTTGTTTACACATTTGTTGATTAAATGCGCTTGACATTTGTAAGTTTTGTGATATAATGTGTTTGTTCGATAGGACAATACAAAATTATAGTAAGGGCGGTGATATTTATTGGCAAAGCAGCAAAAAAACCAAACTTATGTGCTAAAAATACATAGTGGGTATCTATCAAAACACAATTGGCATTTAGACTTTAAGTTAAGTGAGATTAGAAAGCAACCACAGATGGTCGTTAGTCTAGGGTCTTCTCAGGTTCTTAGATGGCTTGCAAAGTTGCAGAATAGAGAAAAAGACGACACAAGAGCTACTGAGATTAAGGCAGAGATTAAAAATGCAAAGAAAATGGAGAACAATTATGAAAATAAAACGAAGATTTGTTCCCTATATAATGAATTGTATCAAAAGCAATTTCAGCAGGATTATGTGATGCTTGTTATGGACTCTCCGGGTGATTATAGGTATGTATGCCAAAACAAATTTAGTATCACTATTGATTATGGCAATGGGAAAGAAGAAACAGTAACCTATGTTCGTCTTCTTGGTACGGCGGGATCTATAAAGAAGAGCACAATCATGTTCATAAATGAAGACATGCATGATGAGATTATGCGCCGTATTAATAATGGACGTTATTTGGGGCCAAAAGTTGATAATAACCACAATCTTCTGGAGCCTGTTAAAACTTACAATGGAATGGAACTTAATTATAAGTTTATCCCAGCAAAATTATCTGCATATTTTGCACTACAGTGCTCTGCTAGTATTACAGTAGGCTCATTCACAGATCCTGAAAGACCTTGGCCAAGAGTTATTGTAGTTAAAGATGCAGAAACTCATTTTAATTATCCTGTAAGAATAGTAAAGGATACTGGCAATGACAAGAATCCTGATTGGCCAAGTGTTAGTGAGCCTCATGAAGAAAAGATTGACTATAATGTTTCTGACGGAATGGGGTTTATTTCTCCAGAAATGAGTTCAAAATGGACTGAATGGTTAGGAGAAGGTACTGAGCCGCTCTCTGGATACAATACCAGATGCGCATTTTTAAAGGGCATGGTGTTTACAGTACCTTTTGTTCAGTTTGCTGAGGAAGTAGCGCACACATATGAAATAACTGATGCGTGGGGAGATAAAAGGGACGTAAGGGACGCAGATTTAATTCTAACAACTTCTATGTTAAAGTTATGGGATTCTTACGCAGGATGTGAAGATTATGTTCGCAATTGTAAGGAAAATGGATATGATTTTTGCATAGCCAAGAGTGCTCCTCGTGAATTGCGTAATGTTCATACAACGAATTATCAGTATTTACAAGATTTCAAATTCACAGACGAGCAAATTGACGAGTTGGTTGCCCCAACAGTAACGAAAATCAAAGAATGTCTTGGTTTAGATTGGAGAAAACTAATTTTATACATGTGTGGAACTGGGCTGGATGACAAAAATGTTGATAGTATGGATCCAATGTGTAAAGCAATTATGGCAAATCCTGAGCTAATTAAAGATCCTTATGTACGGTCTAAAGTTAGTAGGATGATACAAAAGCGCATCAGAACCGCTAAAATAGGTGTATTAGATATTGAGGGCGACTATGCAATTATAGGAAATGACCCATATTCATTGCTTCAAAATATGTTCGGGATAGAGATCTCTGGATTGCTTCACGCAGGTGAATGTTATCACAAGTATTGGAGCGATAAAGGAGTAAAAGAGATATGTGCGTTTCGTGCTCCAATGACATCCATAGAAAATGTTTGTAAACTAAATGTTGTTTCTAGTCCTGAAATGGAAAAATGGTATGGATATGTTAAAACATGCATGTTCTTAAATAGCTGGGACACTACTGCTATTAGATGCAATGGGGCTGATTACGACTCTGATACTTTCTTTACAAGCAACAATCACGTGCTTCTTGATGCATTTGAATATAAGCCAACATTAATGTGCGAACAAGATAAGATGCCAAAGAAAGTTCCTACAGAAGAGGATTTCGTTACATCGGATATTAATGGGTTTGGAGATTCTATTGGTAGTGTGACTAACAAGGCGACTAATATGATTTCTCTAAGAGAAAAATTTGATCCAGATAGTGAAGAATATAAGAGATTAACTTACCGTATTAGCACGATGATGAATTATCAGCAAAATGCCATAGATCGCATTAAGGGGGTTATTGCAAAACCTGTGCCAAAAGAATGGCTAGAGGCAAGAATGCATAAGTCAAAATCAGGTGATCCTCTGGAAGTTATACATGATAAAGAGATTGATGCCAGAATCGCTTCAAATATTAAGCCATGGTTTTTTATTTATAGGTATACTCAGTTAAAGTCAGAGCTTGATAAGTACATGAAGTCTGTAAGATCAAATTGTAAGATAAGATTTGGCAAGACATTAGAAGACTTGTGCGCTTCTGATAATAGAACAGAGGAAGAAGCAGCTTTTATTTATAACTATGAGAAGTACATGCCTGTAAGTAAAGCTCCCGGAACAATGAATAGGATTTGCGAAAAGATTGAAAACGAATTCCAAACGACTAATGTTTTGCCTGATGTTGAATTTGATCCGTCTATTTTAAAGAGTGATGCGCTTTATTCCCAAGAAGAATTTGAGGCAGTTAATGTACTGTATGATGAATATGGAAAAGCGATTGCATTGCTTTGTAAGAATAAACATAAAAATGATACTGATGGGCAAGACATAGAACTCGATATGTTGAGATGTAAACAGTCTTTTGTAGAAAGATGTTGTGAGGTTTGTCCAAACTATATGGCATTAACTAATATTATTATAGATGTTTGTTATAGCTCTAATAAAAGTAAATCTTTTGCATGGGATATTTGTGGCAATGAGATATTTAATAATGTATTGCATAATAGTGAAAATAAAATTCAGTTCCCAGTTAAAGATGAAAATGGTGACATAGAATTTTGCGGAAAGAAGTTTTCTTTATGTACTAAGAAAGTTGGTGATAAAACATGATGATATTTGATGAAGAAAAGTATGTAAAGAACTTGTTGCTTGGCAAAAATAAAGATGTAAAATCTGCTATTAAAAAGATTGGGTATATTACAAGATATAATGCTCAGGTTCTAGGAAAGGATGCAAATAAGAATTATAATTCTACCGTTGCATGGATGGTAAAGCATCAAGAAAACTTTGATGAATCTAGTTATTCAAATGTTATATCGAAGGCGGTTAAAAGCGCAAAGAAGAGAAAGCTGTATAAAATAGATGATATTGTTATTACTAAAATTGAACTTGAAAAGATACAATCATTAGACAACATACGAGCTGAAAAAATATTGTTTGTTCTTTTGTGCATGGCAAAGCAACAAGCAAAAATAATGGAGTGCTATGGGACTTCAGCCAATTTCACAGAAGGTCTTGTAAGGTATACTGTTACAGAGTTGTGTAAAATTGCTAGAGTTTCTGTCCCAGCAGACGATAGAGAATATATTTTACATTACATTCTTACTCAAGGTCTTATTAGTTGTCCTAAACGAAATGATACAAAATGCTTGTGGGTTAATTTTATAGAGAAAGACGGAGAAGAAGCACTTCGTTTGAATGAAATTGATTGCCAAGAATTAGCGTATGTATATCTGAATTGGAAAGGTAAAGAAGAATTTAAGAGATGCACTCGCTGTGGCAAACTAATGAAACGCAAAGCAAGCGACAACATATGTACTGACTGCTCTCTTGCATCCTCTACCCCACTGCAAATATGGTGCATTGATTGCGGTGAAGTGGTTGAGGTGAGTGAATTTGACTCGAAGACTTGTAGATGTAAAGATTGTCAGGATAAAGCATTACGAAAATCATGGGCAGAAGCTTCTAAAAGATATAGAAAATCGAAAAATGGATCGTCATAATACCCTTCTCGTATACAATACAAAATTATAGCCTCACATAAAAATCATATGCATTTGTATGAGGCTATGCGAAAAATCAGGGGTCGAGATTTAGTTATATGGTATATATAACACATATACACATACGAATTTTTACTATGAAAAAGAACGAAACGGAGGAAAACGTATATGTCAGAAGAACTATTTGTAAGCATTCCAGAGTCTATCGCGAATCTGCAGCTCCCAAATCCTGAGCTAAGAAATTATTACAAGGATATTGAGAATCGCATTCTTTATATTGATGAGCAGATTGATGAGAATCTTCTAGAACTATCTAAGGAGATTATTCGCTGGAACAAGGAAGACAAAGATATCCCTGTTGAACAGCGTATGCCAATTAAGATTTGCATTGACACTCCGGGCGGTGACGTGTCTGTAACATGGAGCTTTATTAAGCTTATTGAGATTAGTAAAACGCCTGTCTGGACAATCAACCTATGCTGCGCTTACTCTGCTGGCGCGGATATTCTCGCTGCAGGCCATAAGCGCTATGCAATGCCGGGTAGCTCTGTGCTAATTCATTCTGGGTCTTGTTACTATGGCGGTACTCAGGAACAGGCAGAATCAATGAAGAAGTTTGGCGATAAGCTCGTAAAGAAAGTAACTGATTTCTTCCTTGCACATACAAATGTAGATCCGAAGGTGTTCAAAAAGAGAGCTCCTTATGATTGGTATCTTGATGAGGATGACGCACTTGAGCAAGGCATTATTGATGAAGTTGTGAGTGATATTGACGAGCTATTCTAATCTGGAGGGCATATATGGCTACTAAAAAGAAAACAGTCGAAAATTGCTTTGGCGACCCGCCAAAAGCTTTGGATGGACATCCATTTTATGGGCTTGATTGCACGGATGCAGAGCAAATTGAATATCGTGACGCACTTTGGAATAGAGACATTCGTTTTGTCGCAGTTGATGCCTGTGCCGGTTCTGGCAAAACGACTTTTGCTATTGCCGTTGCGCTCATGTATGTAAAGTACGGAATTTGCGATGAGGCGTTGTATGTTAGGACTCCTTCTTCTGAGGGAAGAATCGGATTTTTGCCGGGAGAAAGAGAAAGCAAGGAACGTCCATATATGCAGCCACTATATAATACATTAGCAAAGCTGGGTGAAAACCCAATGACAACCATTAATGATAGCACAATGCTTAATCAGAAAAATGGAACCGGGATTTTTACACCAATGACAGATGTTTATATGCTTGGAGAAGACCTTGAAAAGAAGTTTGTAATTATTGATGAAGCTCAATGTATGACTAAGGATCAGCTTAGAGCAATTATTACTAGATGTCATGACGACTGTAAGGTTGTTGTTATTGGCTCTACTCTGCAAATTCAGGGAATTAAGAAAGAGAATTCTGGCCTAGAGAGATGTATTGAGCATTTTAGTGGGAAAGAATGGGCAAAGATTTGCCATCTAACCAAGAATTACAGAGGCGAAATGTCTGCATGGGCAGATGAACTATAAACCACAAAGGAGAAAAGATTATGGCAGCAAAAATTCAGAGCAAGTACACAGTTCAGGCAAATGGAATTCTTCACATTCAAGACAATCAGGTATTTGTTGAGAATGACGACACTGGCGAATATATTCCGTTAATTAGTCTATTTGCGGATTTTAATGATAAAGACGTTAAGCTCAGTATTGCTTATGGCGAAGAGCTTGCGTAAGTATTGATTAATATTATATAAAAGGAACAAGAAAGGGAGATTGAAATGGTTTATAAACAGAAAGATCTAGTTAAAATGGTAGCAAAGGAATCTGGGTATTATCAGGGTGCAGTGAAGGATATTTATGATGCGACTTTTGATGTAATTACTCAGCTACTATCGGAGTCTGCACCTGACAATCTAGCAACAATTAAGCTATTTGAAGGGCTTAATATTAATGCTAAGTTTTTTAAGGGAAAGGAAACTTTCAAGCCAAGAACTGGTGAGAGAACGGTTAGTGATGACCATATTTATCCGGTGGCTAAGTTTACACAGGCATATCAGTTAAAAATTAGAGCAGCATGCAATGAGAACATTAAAGGCGAGGAATAATCCTCGTCTTTTTGTTATATGCGAGAAAGGACAAAAGGAATGGAGATAATTAACTTTAATCCCGCGCAAGAGAGCGAAGAGCAGTATATTTATCGCATTTGCTCGCTAAAGGAGTCATCTGGAATGACGTGGCAGCAAGTTGCGGACATTATTAATGCTGCGCTCGATCAAAACTACGGCGAGTCCGCTTATCGTAAAAAATATCAAATGTTTCAGCATGGCCTTAAGACTTGTGAGAAACAGGTTTTTACAGATGATGAGTATCTGAAAAAGATTCAAACGGAGAGAGAAGAGCTTTATAAGGTTAAAAAGCAGTTTCAAGATCAGAGAAGAGAATATAATAAGCTGCTTGCAAGTGATGCTAGAGCCGAACATTTGACAGAAAAATTAATTGAGGCGGCGGAGAATTTAAGTAAAGATAAGTTTTTGAGTACGAATCAAATTTTGTCTGTTGGCTCTAAGGAAGAAGCAGTTCTCGTCTTGACAGACTGGCATTTCGGTATGGTTACAGATAATATCTGGAATAAATATGACACAAATGAGTGTCTATCACGTGTTAACACTTTGTTCAAGAAAGCAAGTGAATATTTGAAGTTACATGGTATAAGAACGCTTCATATTGTACTACTTGGAGATTTTATACACGGAAGTATACATACTTCTGCGAGAGTTGCCTCTGAAGAAGATACTTGTGACCAGTTGATGGAAGTGTCTGAAATTTTAGCAGAGCTTATTAATGGACTGTCACAAAATGTTAATGATGTATATGTTTATTCTACTTATGGAAATCATGCGAGAACAGTACAAAACAAAAATGATAGCATCCATTCAGACAATATGGAGAAGATTATTCCTTGGTGGATTAAACAAAGACTTGCTAAGAATTACAAGGTTCATGTTCGCGATAATAATATTAATGAGTTTATTTTCTTTAATGTACTCGGTCATGATATCGTTGCAGTTCATGGAGACCTAGAACGCTTCAATAAACTTGGGGTGGATATGCACACCCTGTTTGGCAAGAAATATGGCCTCGATGTTGAATATGTGTTTTCTGGGGATAAGCATCACTCTGAGACAATTGATTCTTATGGAATTGATAATGTAATGGTGAGCTCCTTGTGTGGAACTGATGACTACGCCAATAATAAGAGATTATATGCAAATCCTGCTCAAACTTTGTGCATTTTTAACAAAGAAGACGGGAAAATTTGCACTTATAATATTAAACTTTAAGGAACAAGAAATTATGAAGGAGAAATAAAAAATGGAACAAAAGAGTACAAAATTAATCTTTAATCCGGGCTGTGCTCGTAGACTCCTTAAGATGGGTTGCACTATTTGTGATATCAAGCCGTCCAAGGAGAATCCAAAAGATAAAACAGTATTTGTGTTTGTTAAGGATGCAAAATTTGACGCAGCTATTGCTGAGATCGATCAGCAAATTAAGGAAACCAAGAAAGAAGCAGTAGAATAATAAATTTATTAAAAAGAGCAAAGGGAGTGATAATAGATGCCAACTACTGCAAAAAAACCCGGAAGAAAACCAACCGGTGCAAAAAAAGCTGGTAGGCCAAAACCAAAAGTTGAAGAGCCAAGTTATCTTTGCCCTTATTGCAATACAGTGAAGAAAAGGTCTGAATATTATGTGAGTACAGATCCGTTGGTTAGGACTGGTGTTACGAGCATGTGTAAGGACTGCGCAAAGAAAATAGCAAGAAACTATGACCCAAAAACTGGACAATATGGAGATTGCACAAAGGAATCAATTATTGAGGCGCTCGAAAGATTGGATAAGCCATTCTTTGAGAGTCTGTTTAATTCCAGTTACGTGGAAGGCAATGACCCTAGTAATAAAAGTCTTCACGGAGACACATGGGAGGCTTATATTAAAAACATTTGCTCATTGAAGCAATATAGAACTTTAAGATGGCACGATGGGGATATAGCCAGTACATATATGGCAAAAGCGGAAGCGGCGGTTATTCCTATGGAGCAACAACTCCAGAGTGGAAAAGCGCTAGACGATCAGGAGGTCTATGAAACATACCAAAAGAACAAAGAAAGCGTGATTAGACTTCTAGGATATGATCCATTCGCTAGTGAAGCAGAAAATGATAAGCCGTTGCTTTATTCTCAACTGGTTGGTTATCTTGATATGGGTGGAGACAATGAGGATATGATGAGGAATAGCTCTGCCATTACAATTGTTCGTGGTTTCTTGCAGCAATCTAAAATTGATGATATGCTCGCAAAGTCTATGAAGACCATTGGATCAAAAAATAGAGCCGGAGAAATCAAGTCATTACTTGATTCGAAGCAGAAGATTAGTTCTACTATTTCTCAACTTGCAGAGCAAAGTTGCTTGAGTTTAAAGCACAATAAGAATCAAAGCAAGGGAGAAAATACGTGGACTGGAAAAGTTAAAAAGATTAAGGAACTTAATCTTCGTGAAGGTGAAGTTAATGGGTTCGACATTGCTACATGTAAAGGCATGCAGCAAGTTATGGATTTAAGTAATGCTTCTATTTTAAAGCAACTTGCACTTGACGAGTCGGAATACTCTGATATGATCGCAGAGCAAAGAAAACTTGTTACAAAGTTGACAACAGAGAAAAATAGTTATCAAGAAATAACGAGAATTCTATTAAGAGAAAATCTAGATTTGAGAGACACTTTGTCAGATAATAATTTGTTGGACAAAGAGAATTTAACAAATTTGGAAGACCTATTCTCTTCATTTGGAGATGTTGTTGAAGCCGACGAAGAGGAAGGTGAAAACGATGAGTCAAATGAGGCATAAATATAAAATAAAAATTGTAGAAGAGATGAATGATGAATATCTGGAAAGTATGTTCGTTGATCATGAAACGGTATATGTAAAACCGGGTGTTTATGCAATGTCTACAAGAAAATTAGAATCATTAATTAAAATAGCAGAGATACAAAGGTATTACCAATGCAACCCTGTTAGATTTATTAGTGATTTTTTTGGTATTGAGCTTATTGATGCGCAGGCTTGGATTGTGCAGAGGTCTTGGAATTGTCCTAACGTGCTTGTAGTTGCAACACGTGGACTTGGAAAGTCAACAGTAATTGATCTTATTTTAATGTCAAAAGGGATGTTGTTTAACAATTTTTGGAGTTATATTGCTTCCGGTTCTGGCGGTCAGGCAGAGCAGACATTCACTACCTTAGAACGTTTAGCAAATGATAATATTGACGAAATGATTGGTTCGACAGGGTATATATTTAAGAATGAAGTCGAAGTTAAAAATGCCGCAGGAGATGGGTTTAGTCACTCAAGTAATGGATTTACATATTCGCTATATAACGGATCAAAAACGATGACACTAAATAGCAATATCGACTCTAAGAGAGGTTTTAGAGGGTCTGTAATCTTTGACGAGTCTGGATTTTTGTCTGCAGAAATGATGAAGGTATATGGCGCTTTTGCAATTGTCAACAAGAGTTTTAAAACAGGTAAGGATCGTGATGGTAAGTCAATTGATCCAATTAGATTAATGACTTTCCCGTCCAATATTCCAAATCAGAAATTCTATATAAGTTCAGCATCAAGTACTGATACAGAATTTTATCGACTATATAGAGAATTTGCAAAACGACAATTGATTGGAGACCCTGATTACTTTGTTGCGCATATTGACTGTGAAGTCGCGTTTCATCCGACTATGCATGGAAAGGTTATTGCTCCTTTGCTGATGCAAAGCACAGTAGAGTCTGAAATGGCAACAAACTCGGAGAAAGCAAGGCGTGAATATTATTGTGAATTTACTACAGACGCAGGGTTGAATGCAATTATCAAGCGTGGCACTATTGCTAGAAATAGTGAGACTCGTGTCCCACTATTACATAATGATACAAATGATAAGAAGTTTGTATTCGCTTATGATCCAGCAAGAAGCCGTGATAATAGTATTATTCTTATTATGGAGTTATATTTGGATAAAAATGGTGAATACAAAGGAAGAATTGTAAACTGCGTTAATCTACTAGACATTTCAAAGAAAAGAAAGACCCCAATGCAGACGCCGGATCAAATTGCATACTTAAAGGAATTAATATTAGATTATAACGGAGACGCGCCGGATTATGAAAATATTGAAGCAATTTTAATAGACGGTGGATCAGGAGGATCCGGTGTAAATATTGCGGATTATCTTATGGAAGATTGGGTAGATAATAAAGGCAATAAACATAGAGGATTAATAGATAAAGAATATAGCTCAGATTATATTAGCAAATTTCCAAACGCAATTGACAAGATTAAAATACTTCAGCCAACTCAGTATAAGTCTATTATTTATGAAGCATTAATTGAAATGATGAACCAAGATTGTATTAGCTTTACAGCAGACTATGATAACAAGGGATATTTAACGTTATTTGAGGTTGATGAAAAGCTATATAATTCTGAAAAGAAAAGAATTACTGCTGAATTAAAAAAACAGAACATAGATGAAGTTGAGTTTGCGACTAAGTTAGAAGAAGAAATGAAAAAATCTTCTTGTATGAAAACTAAAGTTGTTAAATTAGACCCGTATCAAGAAATTGCGTTAAAAAACATAGATGCCCTTAAGGAAGAAATGGTGAACATGGTTCGTAAGAAGAGAGATTCTGGAAAGGATTCTTTTGAACTTACACCAGAAAAGGAAAACAAATTACATGACGACAGATCGTACTGTGCAGCTCTACTTGGCTGGTTTTTATCTGAGAAACGTGCAGAACGTATTCGTCACAAAAAGCGCCCAAGTAGCGCAAATATGTTAGATCAATTCAAAATTAGAGCCCCCCAAAAACCGGGTGGCTTATTTAACTAAGGAAGGCGGTGAAATAATTGCCAACAAAACAAAATGATAATAAAGTTGAGCATGGAACAGCTCATTCTACAAAAGAGATTGCGGATTTCACCGCAAAACAACAGCAGATTGAACAGTTCAAGCAGGCTGCTAAGGCGGCGCTTCAATTGCTAGATCTGCAGAATATTCCAAGCAAAACGTATACGGTGTATTCTAAGGATTCTCTAAGAACTTATCTTAAGAACCCGCTTTCGGACACCAACCAGAAGAACCTAAGGAAGCTGAGTCAGTATTTGTATGTTTTGAGTGCGCAATATAGAAGAATTATTTCATATTTTGCAACACATATAGATTTGACTGCTTATAATGTCATTCCTAATATTTCGATGACTGAAGATAATGATGATGAAAAAGTGCTTCAGAACTATGAGGCAACGTTGAAGTGGATCGAAAAGATGAACCTACAAGGTCAAATTCATGGGATATTAACAACATGTCTTCGTGAAGATTGTTTCTTCGGATATATTTATTACGAAGATGGCGAAGAACAGGATAGAAATTCGTTTATTATTATTCCACTGGATGCAGATTATTGCAAGATTAGCTCAGTGAACTATAATGGAACTCTTAATTGTGCATTTGACTTTTCATTTTTCGACGGCTCTTCAAATAAGGTATATTTGGATTATTGGGACAAGGAATTTACTACGGGCTATAATGCCTATAAAAATGATAGCAAACAGAGATGGGCCGAGCTCGACCCTGAGAGAACCGTTGTGTTTAAAATGGATTATGACCAGCTAGATAGGGTTATTCCTCCATTTGCAAGTTTATTTGAGGATGTTATTGATTTAATTGACCTTCGTGGAATTACTAGTGTAAAAGACCAGCTTTCAATTTATAAGTTGCTAGTCGCAAAGATTGATACGCTTTCAAATACTAGTAGCCCAGATGATTTTGAAGTAAGTCTTGATCTTGCGGTTGATTTTTATAACAAGATTAATCAGATTCTTCCAGAAGAGATCGGACTTGCTCTGTCTCCTATGGAGATTGAGCCGATCACATTTGATAAGGACGCAACCGATGAAACTAATAGTATTTCCAAGGCAAATAAGAACCTTTGGGAGTCTGCTGGCGTCAGCCAGATCATGGACAACTCAAAGCTTACTGGTTCTACTGCTGTAACTGCTGCAATGAGATTTGATGCACTTTTCATTCAAAAGCCGTTACTGTGGCAGATTGAAGCGAGAGTTAATATGTTCTTGGATTATGTGCTGCCTGACAATGGAATGCGCGTAAAATATATGCAAGTTACTCCATATTTAAAGGACGAAGTTATTAAAAATGTTAAAGAGGCTTGCACGTTGGGTCTTCCAATGAAAACGCAGCTTGCGTCTTTAATGGGCATGAGTCCTTTGGATATGAATTCTATGCTATATCTTGAGAATGATATTTTGAAGCTTCAAGACAAGATGGTTCCGCTGCAGAGTACTTATACTCAGACTGGTAGCTCTGATACCGGAGGCGCCCCCACTAAGGATCTTGGCGATCTTACAGACGACGGAGAAGCCAGTATTGACAAGAGAGATAAAGCTAATTAAAGGAGGTATACGTCAATGAATAATCAAAAATTTATTGTAACAAAAGACAAAGCGACCGCTGAGTTTTTTATTGCTTCTGGGATTAAGCTTGTGTCTCAAATTGGGGATACTTATACATTTTTGAATCAGCCTCCAAAGCATTTTAGTTTTAGAGAGACGGACAAAGGAAAGTATTGCTTTAGTAATATTTTAAGCATGTAAGCTCCTTCCGAGCTTCACATAGATATTTTAATGAAAGGAGGGAGAATATATGCGTACATTTTATACAATAGATGACTTGTATAAGTTCTGTAAAGAGAACAATTTTTCTAAGTTTAGTTCTAAAGAACATGGTAATCAACCATTAGTTTTACAATCTATTGAATCTTTTGAAGCAGATAATAGCCACGATGGGCTGCTTGATGTAAAACTTAAAGCTTGTCATGTCGGGGTTAATAGGAATCAGTCCTCGATTTCTGAAGATACGATGCAAAAACATATGAGCTCGTTTAAGGGACGTCCGATTCTTGGTTCAATCTTTAAGGCAGATACTGGGGAGTATGAATTCCATTCGCATGATATGGAGATTGACGAAGAAGGAAATGTCGAATATATTGAACAGCCGGTTGGTGTTATTAGTCAGGCGAAAGAACCATATCTAGAATATGATAAAGAGAATGATAAGAAGTATCTGATGGTCGAAGGTCATATTTTCGAAGATTATTCTAAGGCGGCAGAAATTCTGCAAAGACATAAAACATGTAAGTGTTCCGTTGAAATTGCAGTTGATGAAATGAGTTGGAATGCGGACGAGAATTATCTTTCTATTGATGCATTCACTTTCCGTGGGGTAACTGTCCTTGGTTATGAACAAGATGGCAAAACTCCTATCGAGGAAGGAATGAAAGGTTCAAAGATTACTATTGAAGATTTTAGCGAGAAAAATAGTATGTTTACGCAGGACTATCAAAATAAATTGCTTGATGCGTTAGAAAAGCTGAATACTACGCTTTCTGCGTTTCAAAATAAGGACTTTGAACAGAAGGGAGTGAAAGAAGAAATGAACAAGTTAGAAACCCTGATGGAAGAATATAGTGTGACTATGGAAGATATTGATTTTGAGGTCGAGGGTCTCAATGATGACGAACTCACTGCTGCTTTCGAGGAGCATTTTGGCAAAAATGACTTTGATGACGGTGATGGTGCGGGTGATGATGGTAGCGCTGATACTAGTTCTACTGAAACGTCTGAAACTGGTGCAGAAACAGGTACTGATCCAAGTGAGGGCGAAAGCTCCGAAACCACAGACCCAGAGCAACAGGACGATCCAAAAGAGGAAGAAGACCAAGAGCCTGCTACAGACGATGGTGATTCTAAGGGCAAGAAGAAATATTCCATTGATGAAAATGGTGATATGACTCTTACTTGGCAGATTTCTCATGAGGATATTAGAAATAATCTATATAATCTCATGGCAGCCGAAGGTGAATATCCATGGATCGTAAATACATACGACAATAGCTTTATTTATCAGAGCTGGGAAAACGGCAGATTCTATAAGCGTGGCTATTCTGTCGATGGTGATAATGTCGCTCTTGGCGATGATATTGTTGAAGTGTTTAGTGAATGGCTAACTCAGGAAGAGAAAGATGCTATTGCTGCACTTAAGGCTGATTACGCAAAGCTTAAGGAATTTAAGGAAAGCGCTGAACTCGCTGAGGTGAATGCCAAGAAGGACGCAATCTTTGAGCGTGAGGAATATTCTGTTCTTGCTGATGATACAGCTTTTGCTGAACTGAAGAAGAATGCAGAAAAGTACTCTGTTGAAGAAGTTGAAGAGAAGGCTAAGGTTATCTTTGCTGATTATGTTATGCAGAAGGGCCAGTTTGCTCTAGAGCATAAGGACGAGAAGAAACCTACTAAGAAGGTGGGCGTTAATTTCGATAAGCCAGCGAAGAAAAAGGCGTATGGCAATCTATTCAACGACTAATAAGATAAATATTATGTTAAAACAAGACAATCAGGGATGATGTCTTTTTTATTTTAAAAAATTTAACTATGAAAGGATGAAATTAACTATGGCAAATGTTTTTGACAATGTCAAGGGAGTCGCCCACGTCGTTTGTGAGTCAAGCCTCCTAAAGGCCACAGAAGTTGGTCATATTCTAAGCATGCAGTGCCACAAGGATCTAGATAATGGTTCTATCGTTGCAAGAGGTGCTTTTGTTGAGGAGCAGGTCTTTAAGACTGCTGATTATGCTGCTGGCCAGAAGCCATATCTAGTGCTTACTACCCCAATCGGCTATAATTCCGACAGAAAATATTATCAGGATGAGCAGTATTTCTACAATGCTACTGGTGAGATTGCTCGCTGCTATGAACTACACGTCGACGATATCTTCACTGTTTCTGCTGACGCTATCACTGCTCTAGCAACTGCTCCTGTCGTTGGCAATTATGTCAGCGTTGATGGCGGTCTCTATAAGGAAGCTGCGACTGCTGGTCAGACTGGCTTCGTTGCTCAGATCATTGAGAAGGTTAACTACACCAATAGTGTTTCTTACAGACTTCATGTCGTAAGCCTAGGTGTCTAATTGAATATTGAGGAAGGAGGAAAATAATATGTCTAAGTTTATGAATTTTGATGCACGTGTTCAGCACGCATTTAATGATGATGTTAATGACTATGTTGCTTTCAATAAGCTAATGCTCGACGCTGCTCGTGGCACGGTTGAGAATTACTCTGCTAAGGAAGCAAATGATAAGATTGTAGAAGTTTTCCGCAATGTGATTGGTTGCGATGAGCATTCCACCAAGGCAGAAATTAGAAGGGGCATTCGTAAGAATCAGGCCGTTCTCTTTGATATTATCGAGGAGACCATTGATGACGCTCTAGTTAGCGGTTGGGAACAGAATCCTTTCTTCAGAGAGTATGTTGATGTTCGTAACCTCGCACTAGGCGATGCGAATGAGTTCTATGTGCCCGATAATAGCGTTCTAAGCGTTATGAAGGTTTCGGGCAACCACCACGACATCGTGCGTCAGAGATTAGGTGCTGGCAAGGTCTTCTCTGTTGAGACTAGTTGGTATGCGGTTAAAACTTTAGCTGCCTGACAGCGAAAGCTGTTTGAATAAAATAACGCATTGAATTGCTGGAAAATCCTAAAGCTGTATTGACTACAACGTGGACTGCAAAGTCGAGCGTGAATGTTACGAAAGTAGAAAAAACAAATACAGATTACATATGGTTAAACCCTAAGTGTAGTTGTAATGGACAATCAGCAGCCAAGTTTCATTATATATTTTATGAATTTTGCCAATTGACAATACAAAATTATTGTATATAATATATATGATGAAAAAGGTTCAACGACTATCCCGTAAGGGAGTAGGGTCGCAAGCGATTGGCGATCCGAAGTGGTGCGCATCCGTAAGGATGAAGATATAGTCTGGTCTTTAGTAAAAGCTAAAGGGCATTATGCCAACACAGGAGTAGCGTCCTGATATATCATTTTCTAAAATAATTATACAAGGAATAAATAAATGGAAAAGTATTTGTGTGGAATTTATTGTATAGAAAATACAATTGATAATAAAAAATATATTGGGTTGTCTCGAAATATTCAAAGAAGATGGAATGAACACAAGAGTGAGCTTCGTAGAAATGAGCATGCGAACGTATATTTACAAAGAGCATGGAATAATTACGGAGAAAGCGTTTTTGATTTTAGAATTATAGAGCTGTGTGATCCATTCATTATTTGCGACAGAGAGCGTTATTATATAAGGCAATATCATACATTATCTCATGAAAATGGGTATAATTTAACAAAAGGTGGGGAGGGCGCGGTAACATCTGGGAAAAAAGTCATATGTCTGGCGTCTGGCCAAATATACGATACTATAAAAGATGCTGCTGAGTATAATAATGTCGCGCGTGTTACAATGATAGATTGGTGTCGTAAATATCAGAATTTTATGTATTTAGATGAATATCATCTTATGAGTAAGGATGATATTGAATATTATACAAATTTTGATTGGACTTCATTTATTCATAAGAAGCGTAGCCGTGCTCATTCTCGCGAAAATTTAAGCAAAGATACTTTATTAAAATATAAAGAATGTACTTCTGGCAAAAATAATCCTAGATCAATGCCTATTTATTCACCAGAGTTGGGAGAATCATTTTGGGGTGCAAAAGAAGCTTTTGATAAATATGGAATTAACAGAGGAAGTATTGCTTCGTGCATAAAAGGGAAATTGAAACATGCTGGGAAACATCCAATTACCGGAGAGCCATTGACATGGCAAAAATTAGAAAATGATATTAAATGTTAAACACTTAACGAAAGGTTTACGCAGAATTTGAAAGACTCCTTACTGGCGTTGAAGATTTTGCAACTCTAGTCGGTAAGATTACCGAAGCTTTTGATCGTTATGTCAATCAGGCTCTTTATGAGGCTCTAATTGGCATTGGTAGCACTCTAGGTGCTCAGTGGTACAAGTCTTCTGCTATTAGCGAGGCTACTAAAGAGACTCTACGCACTCTATGCATGGATGTCGGCATGGCATCTGATTCTGAGGTTGTAATTATGGGTACTCGTGCAGCTCTTGCAAGCGTGTTTGCTCTTAATGATGTTTCTTGGGCATCTGGCGACATGAAGAATGAGATGTACACAACTGGACGTTTTGGTTATTGGGAAGGCATCCGTCTTGTGGAGCTAAAGCAGGGCTTCAAGCTAAACGATACCACTCAGTATCTAGTTGCCAATGATGTTCTATTCATCATGCCTGTTGGCATTGATCCTATGCTAAAGCTTGTCTATGAAGGTGATACTCGTATGTATCAGGTTCAGGACGCAGGTACTCATATGGATATGACATATGATTCTGAGGTTCAGACGAAGCTCGGCATTGGTGTTGTTACTAACGCTAAGTTTGGTTACTGGAAGATTGTTAAGTAATTATAGCAATACAAAATTATTTAAGGAATAAAAGGAGAAATTTAAATGGCAAATACAACAAGAACTAAAAAGGCAGAGGTTGAAGCCCCTGCAGAAAATGAAGCAGTAAAAGCAGCCCCAAAGAAGGCTCCTCGCAAATTTGCAATGGATGATCCAATCCTCTGCAAGTCTGTTACTTATGGTGAGCTTCTGCTTCCGGGCAAGAAGTCTCAGCTTTTGTATACATGGGCAAACTATGGAGATGCAACTGAGGTTGAATACCAAGACCTTCAGGCACTTAGGTCTACGAGATCTGCATATCTAAATGCTCCATATTTTGTTATTGAAGACGAAGAGCTTCTTGATCAGTGGCCTGAGTTTAAGGCGCTGTATGATAAGGTGGCGGCGGTTGATGTAGATCATCTATTCAGTCTACCTATTAATCAGTTTAAGAAGAGACTTCGTGAAATCCCAGTTGGATTTAAGGATTCTGTAAAGAATATTGCAAGCGATATGGTTCGCAATGGTTCTTTGGATAGCCTTGCGAAGATTAATGCGCTGGACGAAATTCTTGGGACAGACATTAAGCTGCTCATTCAATAATACATAAGGAGGTTGGAATATGACTTCCTATGATGTGGTTTTTAAGCGCTTTCTTAATCGTATTACAGATTATGATCTTCCGCTTCTTCCAGAAGAAGATCTGGATGAGATGATGTGTGGTTGGTTAACAAGCGCTATCGCAAATTTTACTAGATGCAAGTCTGATTTATCTAATAGAGATGATGAAAGTAAGACATTTAATGCTGATTTAACTAATTATGAGATTGAAGTTTTATCATTGTATATGGTTTGTGCATGGCTTGATCAAAGGATTAATAGTGTATTGCTTACAAATCAGTTTATCGGTGGTAAAGAAGAAAAATACTATAGCCAAGCAAATCAGCTAGAAACACTAAAAGCTCTCAGGGACGCTACGTTTACCGAAGCTAGAAAACTGCCACGTGACTATAGTTATGTGACAAATGATTATTTTGGTTAAGGGTGGTGTTGCGTATGAACTTTAAATACGGGGCACTGCCTCAAAACCAAATACATGAAGAAAAAGTCCGTCTTCAAGGGGCAATTTATAAATTGCTTCCATATAAAGAAGACGGCTATGAATTGTTGGATGCATATTTCCAAGCTCTTTTACAGCGCATTAGCGGACTAAATAGCCTATTTATGGAACAGCCTAAAATTATAACATTAATGAGTATCTTAGAGTCGGCTCGTTATGAGACCGACTTTCTTAAGTATAGAAAGGATATTTTAGATGCGTGTTCACTCGTAAATGAGATTGAGGAGTGTGATTCCGGTGTATGATTTGTTTAATAATCGGATGAAGCTCCAAGGGCGTAATGTTGGAGAAGCCTTAAAACATCAGTCAGATAAAATTATGGATGCTACGTTTACAAATGATGTGGCGTATCGTAAATGCTATCTGCAAGACAAAGATGTTACTTTCCCAGAGCAAACGCTCGCTGGCTATAAGAAAGCAAAAGCGGTATTTAATGGCAAGGAAGTATATAATCCACAAAAACTTATGGGCTTCGAGCCTATAGATGCCAAGTATCAGATTCATGGATATTATTCGGTATCAGGAGATCAAGTAGATTACTATCTACAATTCAGGCCGTTAGAACATGGTAGAAATCCCAATGTAAGAGTTGGATCGTATATTTTTGTACCAAATGATCTTGGCATTTACGAACTGTGGCTTATTGTCGCTCGTGATGATAGGCCACAGTTTCCACAATTTTATATTTTGAAATGTAATCTTTTGTTAAAATGGGAAATTGGTGAAAAAGATTGGCCTTCGTTTGAAGGAAGACATGTCGATGTTGGTTCATACGTCTCGTGGGCTGTGCAAAGAACGCAGAGCTCGTACAACAGTGGCGTCTGGATGGACTATTATGTTCAAAGTGTAGAGAACCAACTGAAGGCAATTGTGCCAACAAACCAAGATACCAATACAATTAAATATGACGAAAACTTTACAATTAGTGATAATCCTCTGAGGCGTGTTGTGTGGAAAGTTTCCAAGGTCGAAAATACAACCACTTTTGGACTTACAAAACTGACCTTTACTCAAGAGCTTGAGCACGATCCAGTAGATAATGTTTCTTGGATTAATTTCGCAAGCAACAATTTCTCCGATAGTGCAACTGGCGCAGAGTATGATTATTACAAGCCAAGGACTAATGATAGTGATATCCACTCTCCTGTCTCTTTGGAAAACATAGACGAAAGTGTAATCTCTTACACTGGTGTAGCGCCAGTTATGAAAACTGGTGGCAGTTATAAGACATTTACTGCGAACATATATAAGGACGGGCAACTATCTTCTAACAAGCCATATTGGAGCTTGGAGTATGCGAAGAATGATACAACAATTTGCCATGTTGAATTCATGTACGTAAATGATGAACTTGTTTGTGACAATAGTAATAATGATTTTATTGTTGACAAAAACAAAATTATTTATATGAATGAAAAGGAAAAATTGTTTGGTATTCAGTATTCGTATGATTCAAGTAAGCCAATGAACTTAAAGTTGAAGTGTTTGCAAGTGCTTAATATGTTAGGTGGTATTATAACCATTAAAGCCAGTGGTAGTCTCGTAGATAACACTCAGTCTGCTATTTTGACAGTGGAGGTGGAAGGTCTATGATTACTCAAATGGGGCGTGATTTGCAAAATCTCGATGATGATATTTTGTATGCGAAACGCCAAATCAAGGAAAAGCTTTGTAGGGATTTGGATATAATTCAATATTTACATAATCTTGAATTAGAGAGAGCCGACGCAGAGCCAGAAGATTATTTTAATTGTAATATTTATCCTTTTATTAGGATTCCGGGAACGCAAGATAAGGTGAAGAATTTTATCTGTTTTTCTGTGGACGATCAAGAAGACATGCGTTACAACGCCGTCATGAAGATGCAATATATTCAATTCGTTGTTTTTTGTCATGGTGACGATATTGATACTGGAGTAGGAATACCTAGACATGATTTGTTGGGATATTTCGTCAAAGATGTCTTCAACTGGAGCAATTTACTTGGCATGAAGCTTAAACTTGTCTATAACCGAGAAAGTATTATGGATAACGACTATTATTGTCGTACATTAAAGTTTGAAACTATTAAGCCAAATATGAGGCTTGACAGTGGGAAACTAATGCCTCAGCCAAGAATGAATGACGAGGTAGACGAGCATGGATTTATTAGAGCTTGATACATTGGGTCTTTATTTTGGAGATCCGTATATAATCAACGAAAATATTTCTGTGTTGCAACCTACTATTGGGGATATCTCGAAATACGGTGAAAAAAATTACTTCAGCCTTATCCACACGATCACGGCTATAAGTTCTGATCTTAAGTCGCAATTATGGGATATGGGGCTTGATTGGGAGGAAGTTGAAGATTTTCAATTATTCATGATGTTAGCTCCAACGCTTAATGTCGAGTCAACTAGAATTATTTTAGGAGATATAGACTTGTCTAAATTAAGACCATATAAAAATAATCAGAATGGCCAGATTGTCCTTGCTGACAAAGATACTGGGCTGATTATTGATATGCTTATTTATGAGCGTATTGTGAATTACTTGCGTAAAGTTCATGGGCTGAAAAAGAAAGTGGAACACGCGGGCAATAAATATACGAAAAAAATTCTTATTGAAGAAGACAGGATGCGAATTGAAGCAAACAAGAATAAATCTTATAAGTCTTTTTTAACTCCACTAGTTTCGTCTGTAAAGTGTCGTATGGGATATACAAAAGATTATGTTAGAAATATGCAGGTGTTTGAATTCTTTGATGACGTTCAAAGATTGAACGTGATTAACAATGCTGACGCATTATTGCGCGGCATGTATTCAGGCATGATTGATACAAAGAAAATTCAAAAATCAGAATTAAATTGGATGAGAGAGCTAGATAAAGACTAGCTCTTTTATTATATTAAAAATTAAAAATATTATTTTATGGAGGTAATTTATTATGGCATTTGATATGAATAACTTTGTCATTGATAGAGTTGTGCGTGGCGTCGCTCTTTCACAGACCGACGATTCTGTTATGTTCGCACTAAACCAGATTACTAACCCCAGCCTATCTTGTAGCTCTGAGAGCACAGACGCGGTGGATGCTTTAGGTACGCCTCTGGCAACATTTTATAGAAGTAAATCAGCCGAGTTTTCTGCCGAAAATGCAATTTTCGATATGTCACTAATGGCAGCACAGGTTGGTTCTGCAAAGCAGGTCGCTTCTGACTCTGATAAGATTACGACTCCTGCTTTTGAGACTATTGATATTGATGGCACTTCTGCTACTTATACTCTAAAGCACGTTCCTCTTGAGGAGATTAAGACCATTTATGCCTTAAATGGTGACGGTACTCTAGGCACTGTCTTTACAAAGAGCACTTCTGCTTCCGCTTCTAGTTTTGCAATTAGCGGCAGTACTCTTACTCCTCCTACTGGTCTTAAGAAGGGCGACCAGCTATTCGTGATTTATGAGTACGAGTCTTCTCAGGCAGTTGCAGTTCTTAACTCTGCTAATAACTTCCCAACTGCTTGTAAGTTTATTCTTGAGGTTCTTGGCTGCGATGTGTGTGATCAGACGAAGATGGTCTTCGCATATCTCATCTTCCCGAACTTCAAAATTTCGCCAGACTTCGACTGGAACATCCAGTCCGACGGAACTCATCCATTTTCTGGTAAAGCTATGCAGGAATATTGCGATAAGAATAAGAGATTAGAATTAATAGCCGCTTAAGGCAAATTATGAATAGTTTCCGTATAAAGTAATTTATATGATAAATAACACATTGAAATGCTGGAATGCCCTAAAGCTCATATACCAAAGCGGAAAGATGAAAAATGCTTAGACGTAACGGTTGTGAAAACAGAAAAAAGTTATGAGATAGACACACGGTTAAATCCTAAATGTCTGTTCAAATGGGTAATCAGCAGGTAAGCTTTGAATAGAAGAAACCTCAACGACTATTCCCGTTAAGGGAAGTACACAGCAAGCGTTTGGCTGTGGAAGTGGTGTGCCCCATGTTGATGGGTGAAGATATAGTCTATTCTTTGTTGAAAGACAAAGGACTTCTTATGAAGTCGGACGAGTGTAGCGACTTGTTTTAATATAAAGTATTCCAGATTATTGTTCCGGGCGATGAATAATTTGATATGGGGAGAGTCTCCTTACTCTCCCCATTTTTATTATATAAAAAATTTAAAGGAGGAAAACTAAAAATGCAGAACGTTAGAAAAGCTCGTAAGTGCATCTGTTGCGGCAAAGAATATAGCTACTGTGGCAACTGCGCCAAGGATCGCTATAAGCCAACATACTTTGCACTTTATTGCAGCGAGAATTGCCACGATGCATTTTCCGCAGCAAACGAATTTAATTTTGGGCACATCTCTAAGGAAGAAGCCCAGAAAAAGCTAAAGGCATGCGATCTATCTGAGCTTGACTCTTTCAATGAAATTGTCAAGAAAGATATTAAAAAGATTATGGCCGAGCCAGAAGAGAAGGTTGCTCCACAGCAGCAGTTCAAGAAGGCGCAGGCTTGAAACATAAAGTAGTTAAAACAAAATAAAATTCTATGGGATATTAACTACTTTAAAAAGATGTTAATATCCTATTTTTTTTAGCCGCTAGGTACATGATACGTGGATGTATCTGGTGGCTTTTATATTGGAATAAAAGGAGAAAAGAAACAAATGGTTAAGAGCACAATTACAGGGAAGCAATACAACCCTGATAACAGCTCGGTTGTTTATCTGAGCAATTTTCAGCAGATATATAAATATTTGTGTGCTGGTGCGGAAGAAGATTTAGTAGACATTCTATACACAAACACTAGGAACAATTGTCTAGTTTTTGTATTTAAAAAGTCGAGCAAGGTAAAGCATTTATACGAGCTATGGAATAATCATGAGCTGTAAAAATTATATACTTTATAAGATTTATTATGGGAATGAGCTTGTGTACATAGGCAGAACCTCACAGGACTTGATTGATCGTTTGAGGTTGCATTTCTTTGGGAAGCCAATGGTGAAGAAACTAGATATTATTGCTACGACACGTATAGAATACACTGTGTGTGATTCAGAGGCAGATATGTTCTTATTAGAGATCTATTTGATAAACAAATATAAGCCTCGCATCAACAGAGATGACAAGGCGCATGATGAACTTTCTTCGCATTTATATCTTCCTGAGCCAAAATTTTATTCATATTACAATCCACTGTTAGATAAGTGGAAAGAGAAAGAAATAGAACATATTGTTGACACTGCTCCATTGGATTATATTGATGGAGAATCAATATGGTTTTAAAACTCCATACAAAGAAAGGAGTGTGAGGCATTATATGTCTAATGTTTACGCGAGAATTAAATTAGCTGCAAATCACAATCAATTAATTCTTGTAAAAGATCAGCCACTAGCTGCTGGAAATTGCAATTCTATTTTTATTGAATTTGCGCTAAGAACAGATGACTGGCTGGCTTGTGAAGACCTAAAAGCAGTATTTAATAATTATTATGTTAGAAGTCTTAATGAAAGACTAGTATGTGATATTCCGCCAGAAGTTTTAGCCACTCCCGGAGAATTTGAAGTAGGGCTATATGGTGTTAATGACACTATTCGTATGGCTACGAACAAACTTGAATTTCATGTTGGAGAAGGCACTTATGGAGGAGTGTTTTCAGGATCAAGTGGCGGGTCGGATAATCCGGGTGGATCTGATGATCCTGACCGTTTGATTATATATGATGGTGGCGGTGTTCATGGTTATTAAAAGGGGGTGAACAAATGGAGACAACCACTGTAAAAACTGTTTTTCAGTTCAGAAGGGCAACGACTGATGAATGGGAAATTGTTAACCCTATTTTAAGAGAAGGCGAGCCAGCATATGACATTACAGCAAAAAAGCACAAAATTGGTGATGGGAAAAGCAAGTGGAATGAGCTTCCATATGCAGAAGGCAGTGGTGGCATTTCTGGAGATATTAATTGGGAACAGATTGTTAATGCGCCGACAAAGCTTAGTCAGTTTGAGAATGATTTAGATATTCCAGATTCTAGTTATATAGACACAAAGCTAGAGCAGAAGGCGGATAAAGATCACAATCATGATGGTGTATATCAGCCAGTTGGAGATTATTTAACAGAAGAAACAGATCCGACCGTTCCTGCATGGGCAAAGCAAGCAGAAAAACCGATGTACACATATGAAGAGATTCAAAACACTCCAGACTTGTCTGGTTATGCTACGACTGACTATGTTGATAGTGAGATAGAAAAAGTAAAGTCTGGAATTGAAAAGTATGATGATACAGATGTCAAAAATCGTATTTCTGCGAATGAAAAATCCATTGAGGCGTTGTCTGGAAACGGAGAAGGCTCTGTTAAAGAAACTGTAGCTAATGCAATTGCTGAGGTTGTTAATGGGGCACCAGAAGATTTTGACACCCTAAAGGAAGTTGCAGATTGGATTAAAAATGATACTACTGGTGCAGCAAAAATGGAGAGTGACATTGCCAACCTTAATGAGAAGGTAAGCAATATTTCTTCTGGGAAAGACCCACTATTTATTTCTGCGCAAAAATTTCATAATCGCCCCGGAACTGAGTTGGCATATGATGTAGACGCAAAAGATTTTAGCCGTGTTGCGTCTGTTGGAGAAAAGGCGAATCTTTTAATTACAAATGCAGAAGATGCAGAAGGTGTGTGGTCATATTTTTGTGAAGCAACAGTTGAATCAATTCCTTTGAAAGACGAAGAAGGGAATGCTTCTATTTATGCGGTAAGACTTTCGTCTATTTGTGATTTAACTCCAAGCAACACTGGGTCTTTGTCTGTGACCTCTGTCAATGGTAAGACTGGGGCGGTTGTTCTTGAAGCTTCTGATATTATCAAGAATTCTACAGATAAAAATAAGATTTCTATTTCTTCTGACGGCACGTTGGAAGTTAATTCAATTACTATAGACAAACTTGTACAAGAAGAAACCAATGAACTTGTTATTGATGGCGGAAACGCCTAATTTTTAAAGGAGGTTTTTTGAATATGGCAACTAAAACACTAAGCACAAGAATTGTCATGAGAAACGACACCGCAGAGAATTGGACTACAAAGAATCCAGTTCTGCTCAAGGGCGAGTTTGGTGTCGAAACTGATACGAACAAATTTAAGATTGGTGATGGCAATAAGGCATGGGCTGATCTTGATTATGCTGGCGCTGATGAGGCCGCAATCGAAAATATTATTGCACAGAATAGGGACAGTCTTTATAAGTATACTCGTACTGATGCTTCTCAGTCTGATGATGCAGCAATTGCCGCAGCTCTAGGTTCTAACGCTGCCGTGCAGGGCGATATTGTCGTGATTACAACTACTGTTGAAGGCAACGCTTACGAGCAAAGTGCATTTATGTATGATGGCACTCAGTGGGCAGCAATGACTGGCAATGTTGGCGCTGACAAGGTTATTCTACAGGACGACATTGTTATGGCTGGTAACTACACTCAGGTTGGCAATATGACTAAGTCTCAGAATGGTACTGCTACCTTTGCGACGAAGGGCAAATCTGTCTCCGACGCACTAACTGAGATTTTCTCCAAGCGTCTACAGCCCGGTACTCCTACCGCTCCTGCTGTGACTCTTACTTTCGGTCAGGCTAAGGCATATGAGGTTGGCACTACTGTAACTCCAACTTATTCTGCTTCTCTAAGCGCTGGTTCCTATACCTATGGCCCTGCAACTGGTATCACTGCCACTAGTTGGGAAGTCACTGATACTGCTGGCAACTCTGCAACCACTGCTTCTGGCAGCTTTGCTGAAGTTGTTGTTGCTGACGGCACCAACTATAAGATTACTGCAAAGGCTACTTATGGTGAAGGTGCTGTTGCAAAGGACAACCTTGGCTCTGATTCTAGTCCTGTAATTAAGATTGCTGCAGGCTCTGCAACAAAGACTTCTGGTGCTATTACTGGTTATCGTAATACTTTCTATGGTTCTGTGACAGAGAAGGCCGAACTAACTAGCACAATTATTCGTGGGCTAACTAAGTCCAATAAGGCTCTTGCCAATGGTAATTCTTTCACGGTTAATATTCCTGTTGGTGCGAAGCGTGTGATTTTTGCTTATCCCGCAACTCTACGTGATGTCAGTTCTGTTAAGGACGTTAACGGCCTAAATGCAGAGATTAAGAGTGCTTTCACCAAGACAACTCTAACTGTTGCTGGTGCGGGCGCTGATGCCGGTATCGAGTATAAAGTTTATACTACGGATTTTGCTGATCCTGTAGCAAAGGCAAACTCCTATACTGTGCAAATTTAATTGAAGGAGGAAGACAATTATGGCAATGACTTTTGGTACACTTGATTTCGCTGTTGCTTTTAATCGCCAGACGGCTTTTCCTCTGGACGCTAAAAGCTATTTTGAAAGCCTAGAAGCTGCTCAGACCGCTGCTGCATCTGCACAGGAGGCTGGTAGCTCTGAAACTACATATTATTATGGCCAACAGATTGCTGTTGTTGAGAGTGGCAAGGCTACTCTTTATGTAATTCAACCTGACAAGACTCTAAAAGAGGTTGGCGGTAACATCCTTATTGACGAGAATGCCTTTGTTAAGGGCGAGGATGGTAAGCTAAGTCTGCTTGGTTTTGCTGACGCAGTTGGTGGTGCCCAGCTAGTTAAGACCGAGGATGGTAAGGTTTCATGGGTGAAGCCAGACACCACAACTGTTGAAGGTCTTTCTACTGCTATTGAATCTCTAAAAACCACTGTTGGCGATGACAAGAGTGGTCTGGTTAAGCAGGTTGCCGACAATAAGGCGGCAATTGATACTCTTAATGGCGCAAGCACTGTAGAAGGTTCTGTTGCATATCAGATCGCACAGGTTGTCGCTGGTGCCGATGAGAGTTTCGACACTCTGAAGGAGATTGCTGATTGGATTACGACTCATAAGACTGATGCCGCATCCATGAATTCCCAGATTAATACTAATAAGGATGACATTGCTGCTCTTAAGACAAAGGTTGGCGAGACGTCTGTTGCAGACCAGATTGCTGCTGCTCTTAAGGATGGCGAGTCTGACAAGTATGCTCTGGCAGACGATCTATCTACGGCAAACGGTAAAATTACAGCTCTACAGGGCCTCGTTGGTGAAACCGCTGTCGCTACTCAAATTAGCGACGCTATTGATGGCGCTCTCAAGGTTGATGGTGCAGAAAAGTATGCACTAGCATCTCATATTCATGAAATTGCCAATGTTACTGGTCTTCAGGCTATTCTTGATGGCAAGGCCGCAGCTTCTGATGTTGAGGCACTACAGTCTACTGTTGACGGTCTAGAAGCTAAAGCCCATGAACATGCTAACAAGACTGTTCTTGATGCTATTACCGAAGATAAAGTTAGTGCTTGGGACGCTGCTCAAGCCAACGTTATTGAGTCTATTAAGCTTAATGGCGCGGCCATTGCTCCCGCTGCTGACAAGAGCGTTAACATTGCTATTCCTGCTGCAACTGCAGAGGCACTTGGTCTAGTTAAGGTTGATGGCGAGAGTATTGTTGCTACCGATGGTGTAATTAGTGTTAACGCTATTTCCACTGACAAGCTTGTTCAGGGTTCGGACACGCTTATCATGGATGGCGGCAATGCTTAATTTATGTTTGCAAATTAAAGGAGATTGATGAATATGGCAAATAAGACTTTTAATACACGTATCAAAAACAAGATTGATACTTATGCAAATTGGGTCGAGAAAGATCCTGTGCTACTAAATGGTGAAATCGCTGTTGTCGTCATTCCTGCTGAGACTGGCGCTGTGCAGGGTGAGCCTGTTACTCTGTTTAAAGTTGGCGATGGCACTAAAAAGTTTAGTCAGCTAGACTTTACTGGCGCTAAAGCAGCAGACGTTTATAGTTGGGCAAAGGCGTCAACAAAGCCAACGTACCAAGCTTCTGAAATTACTGGCCTTTCTGATTACATTTCTGGAGAAATTCAGGATAGCGATACGCAATATAAACTAGAGGCAGACGCGGACGATGGTCATAAGTTCTATCTATATTCTAAGCCACTAAACGGCTCTTGGGGCTCTACTCCTGTCAGCACCATTACAATTCCAGAGACTGTCTATACTCTAGTAGAGGGCACTGCTAATGGAACTGTAAAGTTTAATGGTACTGACGTTAAGGTTCATGGTCTTGGCTCCGCAGCTTATACTGCTGCAGATGCCTATGATGAGTCTGGTGCGGCTGACGCAGCACTAGCTTCTGCTAAGTCTTATGCTGATGGCAAGGATTCTGCTATTGCTGCGGCAAAGAAAGCTGGCACTGATGCTCAGAGCTCTGTAAACGCTCTATCTGGCAAGGTCGGAGATGTTACCGATGGCAAGACAGTTGTTGAAATGATTGCTGACGCTCAGGCTGCCGCGACTTATAATGATACTGCTGTTAAAGCTTCCATTAAGTCTAACGCTGACGCTATTGCTACTCTAAATGGTGCTTCTACTGTTGCTGGTTCTGTCGATAAGAAGGTTACAGATGCTATTAATGAGTTTGCTACAAAGGTTAGCGAAGATGGTACAGTCAATACTTTTAAAGAGCTAATTGACTACGCTTCTACCCACCAAGGTGAATATAGCACCCTATCTGGTGAAGTTCAGAAGAATACTACTGCTATTGCTACACTAAATGGTAAAGATACCGATGCCGGTTCCGTCGCAAAGACTGTTAAGGACGCCGTTGACGCCGCCAAGGCTACTCTTCAGGGCAATATTGATGGCAAGGTTGACAAGGTAACAGGTAAGGGTCTATCTACTAACGACTATACTAATGACGAGAAGACCAAGCTAGAAGGTATTGCCGATGGCGCACAGGTCAACGTTATCGAGTCCGTTAAGGTGAATGGCTCTGCACTTGCAGTTTCTGGTAAGGCAGTTGCTATCACTGTACCTACTGGCGCTCTGGCTGATAAGAACGAAGTTGCAGAAGCAGATCTTGCTGCAGCACTAAAGAATAAGATTAATGGCAAGGTTGATTCTGCTAATTGTGGCGACATTATCTCTCATGACGCAGCAGAGTTTGCTACCGCAGGACACAACCATGACACTGTTTATTCAAAACTAGGCCACAATCATAAGATTGAGGATCTAGAGCAGGAGACTTATATCATTTTTGATTGTGGTTCGGCATCTAGCGTTATCTGAGTGGCATTGCCTCTTAACATTAAGTAGTTTTATTTAATAGGAGAGGCAAAACGCCTCTCCTATTTTTTTAAGACTACACAAAGGGGGAACAAAATTAATGGCTTTCATAAACAAGGTTACTGTTAGAGGCAAAACATACAACCTAGAGAACTTAACAGATGGCTCGCATGTTGTTAAGCTTCCAACTCTAAATGGCGATGATGTATTCGTGACAGAAAAGACGCTGGGGCAAGGAGTAAAAGTTTCGGCGCTTACGAATGGCACTTATACTGTCAGCTTGCCGTCTCTAACTCAGAACGACACATTTGTTGTTCAAAGCAGACAAAATCAAATTAACAACAATAAAGTAGACAAGGTGCCTGGTAAGGGATTGTCTACTAATGATTATACAGACGCAGAAAAGGATAAACTTAAAAATTTAGAAAATTACACTCTGCCTACTGCCTCAGAAAACGTGCTTGGTGGCGTAAAAGCTGTTCCAAAAGCAGACGATATGACGCAAGAGGTTGGTGTTGATGCAGGTGGCAAATTATATACAAAATCAGCAAAATCTGATATTGATGCGGCACTAGCTGATTTTCATTCTTATAGCATTGAAGTCGTCGACGAGCTTCCAGATTCAGGCGAAGACTACACATTCTATCTTGTTCCAAAGGCGTCTGGTAGCGGTTATGAAAAGTATTGGTGGATTACGGATAATGATGGCAATCAAAAGTGGGATGAATTTAAAGGAAGTTCCACTCTTGTAGTTACTGAGCTGCCGCAAACTGGTGATGTAGAAACTGATTATATCCTACATTCAGATGCAGGATGTTTTTATTATAAATGGATTGACAACTCTTGGCAAATGATTGCAGGGACTATGGCGAATGTAGTAGAGTCGTTGCCTGAAACTGGCAATGAATTTACTGATTACTATGTTAAAAATGACGATGGGCTGTACGTGCATTATCGTTATATTAATGATAAGTTCTGCATTATCGGTGGAGACAATTATACAAAATCTCAAATTGACAATAAGGTTTCTACACTTAAGGCATCTGTAGATACAAACGCACAAAACATCGAAGCAAACACGACTAACATTGCTTCTCTAAGTAGAAATATTGATACGCTAAGACAAACCGTTGACGGTATCGACACAGAAGGTTATACATACTATGCTACATATGGAAATGCTACTCTAGCAACTGGCGAAGAGAAAGAGAATGTTTTTACACTTTACGAAGTTAAAGACGAAAAAGAAGAAGTAAAGAGCCAGTTCGTAATTACTGGTGGTGGCGGGGGCTCTACTGTTACCACTACTCTTAAAGTTGAACGTATTACTGAGTCGCCGGTTATTGTTACTACAACAGACAAGGTAGAGATTAGCTTCAATTATTCTTCAGTGGATAGTGATGGAGAAGCTGTTGATGGCACTTACACTTGGAAGTCTGGCAGCACCGTTCTATCTACTGGCGCGTTGGTTCAGGGCGTGAATACGTTTGACATGTCTGATTATACAAACATTGGCACTCAGAAGTTTACTTTGACGGTTGTGGATGCCGCTGGCACTACTGCTGTTAAGTCTTGGACTGTGCAGAAGGTAGACGTAAGACTCGAATCTTCGTTTAATGACAAGATTACATATCAAGCAAATAGTGCGGTCAATTTCACATACACTCCATATGGTGCAGTAAATAAGACTGTGCATTTTGTGCTTGATGGCGTTGAAATTGGAACTGTTTCGACTGGTTCCTCTGGTACATTGCAGTCTTATACAATTCCAGCTCAGGCCCATGGTGCACATCTATTCGAGTGCTATATTACAGCAACTATTAATAGTAAGAGCATTGAAACTGAGCATATTTTCAAGGACATTATGTGGTATGACGAGAATAGTGATGTTCCTGTTATCGGATGTGTTTATAGATATGACCATTATGGCAAAGTAACTGCAAAGCAATATAATTCAACGAATATTCAGTTCTATGTTTATGATCCGAAGACGGCAACTCCGACTGTTACAAGAAGTGTTGATGGCAAAGTTGTTGCGACTCAGGTCATGAGTGGCAATTCTGATGTCTGGGCGTATAAATCTTCTGATGTTGGTGAGCATACCCTGCTCATTACTTGCAGAAATACAACTGTTAAAATCATTATGAATATTGAGGAGCTCGGTATTACTATCGAGCCAATTACTGCAAATTTGGCATTTGATTTCAATCCTACTGGACTTTCAAATAGTGACGAAGACAGACTGTGGAAGGATACTAATACTGATGTTGCAATGACAGTTTCAGATAACTTCGACTGGAGTAATGGCGGCTATCAGATTGACGAAGATGGAAACCAGTATTTCTGTGTTAAGGCTGGAACAACTGCCACTATCAATTACAAGCTTTTCGAGAGAGACGCGAGCGTTTACGGTTCTGAATTTAAATGCGTTTTTAAAACTACGAATGTTAGTAATGCAAACGCTACATTCCTGACCTGTCAGGCAGACTCTACTGTTGTTGGCTTGCAAATGAACGTTCACGAGGCGTATTTAAAATCGAGCATTAAGAATCTATATATCCCTTATAGTGAGGAAGACATTATTGAATTTGAGTTCAATATTAACACAATAGACAAAGATAATTCAGATGCAACTGCGGTTATTATGAGTTATGAAGATGGTGTTGGGCTAAGACCTATGATTTACGACTCAACGCACAGACTATATCAGTACGAGCCGGTGCCTATTACTATTGGTTCTACAGACTGTGATGTCCATATCTATAGAATGAAAGCTTATAGTGCTTCATTGACTGACTCTAACATTTTATCAAACTTCATTGCTGATGCAAGAGACTCTGATGAGATGATCGCAAGATATAACCGCAATCAGATTTATGATGAGAATAATGCGCTAACTCCTGAATCTGTGGCAAACGCCTGTCCACAACTAAGAGTTATTAAGATTGAGTGTCCTCGTTTTACTAAGGACAAAAAGGACTTTGTAAAAGGCGTAAATGTCGAGTGCATCTATAAGGGTGGAGACCCGGTGCTAGATAACTGGAAGTTCATGAATACTTACCTTTCGGGGCGAACGTAAACCTTGCCCCTTGTATATGGAAACATATGCATAAGAAGTGCGAAAGAAATCTGGAATGCTGAAATGCAAATCAGAATGGAAGGCTATGTTTAAAAGCGTAGTCACATGCAACGCATAAATCCTGAACCTTTTTGTAAAAGAATATAATGGATTCACGAGTTCGCACTACCTAAGGCTGTATGGCTATGGTAAAAAGATATGCTGAACTTATACAAAATAAATAAAAATACTTTATTAACTAATGACGAATATGGAGGTGTAGACGATGGAAGAGATCTGGAGATCGATTGGATATGATGGTTATGAGGTGAGTAATCTTGGTAGGGTAAAAAGTTATAAATATGACAAAGAAAACGGCAGGATTATGAAGCCATACAAAGATACAAAGGGATATTTACAAATTGACTTGTCTTTGGACGGTAGGAAAAGAGAAAATAGAGTCCATTTGCAGGTACATAGATTAGTTGCAATTGCTTTTATTCCGAATCCAGACAATTTGCCACAGGTCAATCACAAAGACGAAGATAAAACGAACAATTGTGTTGATAATCTTGAGTGGTGCACGAATGATTACAATGCTCATTATGGGACGCATATTGAGCGCGCAGCAAAAGGATCAAGAAAGCCAATTTATTCAGTAGACGAAGATGGAAACATTGAGCATTTTCTTGGAATTAAAGAAGCAGACAGAATTCTTTCTGGCAAGGAAGTTGGTATTACTGCACCGATTAGCATGTGCTTGCACGGGAAGAAAAGCACTGCTTACGGAAGGCAATGGTTTTTTGAGAAACAATAACGCAAAGTATTTTATTTATGTAAGTATAAGATCCAATGGATAAAAAGCCATTGGGGTAACAAATTGAAGGTACTACTTCTAACGAGTATGGTTATGCTGGGAGAAATATAGATATTATTGCTTGTGCTGATGGCAAGAAGCAGATTATTAGCAAGATTCCTCTTGACACGAGTTATGTAACAGAGCTTATTCTTGGCGATGGCACAAAGTATTCTGATGGTTCTGGTAAAGTAAGTTTGACTAGAAATTCTGTGCCAAACAACTGGTGGAACATCAAGCTAAATATCGCAAGTTCTGAGAATGCGAATAATGCATTGTTGCAGAAGCGTTATAACGATTACCTCCCATACAAAACTGTTGCTATGGAGAATGACCCAAAATGCAAGAATAGTATGGAATTCCAAAACTGCGTAGTATTTATCAAGGAAACTGACCCTGATGTTTCTAAGCATATGGAATTTAAGGATAATGATTGGCACTTCTACGGGCTGGGAAATATTGGTGATTCAAAAAAAACCGACGCTACCAGAGTTAATGATGTCTCTGACCTAAAAGAATTCGTAATTGAAGTTAGTGACAATACTCTACCTAATAGCACTTTCCAAACTGGTGTAACTGATAGTGATGGTAATATGACCTATCCTATCACGAAAGAACAGTGGAAGGCTGGTAACACTGCTTATGATGCTCTTTATAATGATTGGGACGGTTCTTTCGAGTTCCGCTACGAAATGGGCGGAGAGACAAAGGACGGTATGACAACTGCTACTACAGAAGAGCAAGAAGCACAAAGAGCATTAAACAAGCAAGTATGGCGTGATTTCTATGAATGGGTAATTACCTCTACTGATGAAGAATTTGTTTCTCAGCTCGGAGATTGGGTAATTAAGGATTCTGCTCTGTATTGGTATGTATTTACAGAAAGATACACTATGATTGACAATCGCGCAAAAAATTCTTTCTATCATTATGCAAAATGTAAAGACGGCAAATATCGTTTTGAATTATGGGACTATGATAATGACACGAGTTTGGGAATAAATAACAGTGGCGAGCTTACCATGACATATGGTAAAGAAGACACTGACTATAGAACTGAAGGCGACAAGTCTTCAGGATACGTATTCAACGCAGCAGACAACGTGTTCTGGTGCAGAATTCGTGATTTATTCCGCAACGACCTTGCAATAATGTATCAAACTCTTGAAGGAGAAGGCTGCTTTAGCGATACTTCTTTAATCAATGAATTTGACAATTGGCAAGCACAATTCCCAGAAGAACTTTGGAGACTTGATATTGAGCGCAAATACTATCGTACATATCAAGGCGGGGGCCTCAATGCCGGTGCAACTCCAGAGCCAACCAGACGTTTCTTAGAGTCTATGATGAATGGCCGTAAGAAATATCAGCGTAGACAATTTGAGCGAGATCAAGCTGCTTACATGGGAACAAAGTATCTGTCTACAACTGTTAAGGCAGACCAGATTATGTTTAGATGTAATACGCCATCTGGTGTAGTCGTTGCACCTAATTATACTCTAAATATTGTGCCTTATTCAGATATGTATCTGTCTGTGTTATTTGGCAACTCTCCAAGCGCACAGCAGATTCGTGCAAAGGCAGGACAGTCTTATGAAATTCAATGTCCATTTACCAAGATGGATGATACGGCAGTACTAATTTATTGTGCTTCTCGTATTCAGGCATTGAATGACCTTTCTGCTTGTTATATCCATGATAATGATTTTAGTAAGGCTTCAAAGCTGAAGACGCTTGTAATTGGCAATAAAACTTCTGGTTATTCTAATGCATTCTTAACCAATCTAAACCTTGGCAACAATGCGTTACTTGAAGAACTGGACATTCGTAATTGCCCTAAATTGACTGGATCTATCAACCTGTCAAGCTGTGGCAACTTAGAGAAGCTTTACGCAGAAGGGACATCTGTAACTGGTGTGTTATTCGCGGCGAATGGCAAGATTGCACTTGCTCACTTACCAAGTACAATCAATAGTTTAAGTTTTAAGAATCTAAGTTACTTAACTGATTTGCAGGCGACATATGATAATCTTGAATCGCTAACTATTGAGAACTCTGTAATTGATGCTTATCCAATTGTTGAGGATGCAATTGACACGTTGCAGACACTTCGTTTAACTGGCATTGACTGGACTGTGACAAGCACTGAATTGTTAAATGCCATTCTTAAGATGAATAACAATTTACTTGCTGGTAAGGTTCATATTGCTGGACAAGCAAGACAGAGAGAACTTGATGCATATGCGGCAGCATGGCCAGATTTAGCTGTTACTTATAATGGTATTATTACTCAGTATAAAGTGACGTTTATGAATTCCGATGGTACTGCTATTAAAGACAAGAGTGGCAATGATTATGTTCAATATGTTGACCAAGGTGGCAAGATTACTGATCCTGTCGCAAGTGGTGAAATTGACACTCCGACAATCCCAAGTACCGCGCAGTATAATTATACCTTCTCAGGTTGGGATGGCATTGATGTAAATGTTACTGCTCCTGTAACTGTGACAGCAAAATATAGCGAGTCAGTAAGAACATATACTGTGCGTTGGTTCCAGCAAGCAGGCGTTGTTCTTGCGACCAAGACTGGCATAGAGTATGGTGCTGTGGCAGAATATGAAGGCGATTATCCAACCATGAGCGATAATGAGGATTCTTATATTTATAATCTATTCACTGGCTGGGATAAGAGTACAGGCTATATTACTGGAGATACTGACGTTTATGCAAAGTGGGAGACGCAAAATGGTCTTCCATCGGCAGGAACTGACTTGAAAGATATGGCTCCAGTGCAGATTTATGCTGTTGCAACGGCTGGTAGAGCTAATGATTATTTTGAACAAAAGGACTACTTCGATGTCCGCGTTGGGCAGGATTTCTCATTCTCGAATGTAACTGAGCATATGATTGGGGATGAGCTTACATTTGATGGCACTTCCTCAAAAGTAGTAGATTCTGGCGTTAAGCTATTTGGCGCAGATTCTGGTTCATTTACAATGGCTATAGATTTTGAGTTTGGAGAGAATGTAGCCGATGCGACACTACTGTCCTGCTTTGAATATGATGGCTCTGAAGGATTTAGACTAAAGTATAATGGCACAAATCCAGAAATCCAGTGGGGTAATACTAGCAAAGTAGTAGGCAAAGGAGGCCAAAGAGATATCGTTGTGCTTCGTCACCGCAAGGGAGAAAGTAAACTTTATATCTACTCGTTTAACTCTGGAGCTTCTACAACTGGTGTTTATGCTGACGAAATGGCTTATACAGAGCTTGTGCGCAATCGTACAACTAATACTGAGGCGACAATTATGCTTGGTGGATTTAAGTTCCTGTCAAATGGAACAATTGATAGCGTAACGCTAGGTAAGGGAATAATTCACTGGGCAAAAGTATGGCTTGATGATATTGGAGACACTGCGGCTAGACAACTTGCTGCATGGCCGCATGAAACTTGGCGTTATGAATATTATGGTGATAAGAGATATAGATGTGCTCAGGACTCTAGTAAAATTACTGGAGCTTCATTCATTCCAGTGAATTTGCTATCTCTCACTCACAATATGAATTCTACGAATACCAACCTTGGTGGCTGGAATGACTCTAAGATGAGAGCGTTCTGTAATAGTAGAGTTTATGCGGCGTTCCCGACAGAGTGGAAGTCAATTATTAAGCAAGTTCAGATTCCTGCAACTGCTGGTAATATGGCATCTGATATTGTTTATTCAAAAGACTATGTATATCTACCATCGTATGTGGAAATGTTTAACACATCCGAAGCGCCATATAGTTCTGAGGGCAAGGCAATTGAATTCTTTAGCTCGTCTGCGGACAGAGTTAAGTCGATTGGTGATACTGCGAGTATCTATTATCTACGTTCGCCAGAAGTGTCGTACAATTCTTACTTTAGAGCGGTTGGCATTCAGGGTGATATGAGTAGTTATATGCCATCTAACAGATCTCATGGTATTTGCCCATGTATTTCTATTTAATGGAGGCGACGACATATGAGATATTATAAACTAATTAATAACAATGAATTTGTTGGTATCGGAACGTCGCTAGACATGCGTAGATTTCAAAGGAAGCATGGTATTTTTCTTGTATGCGACGAGTCTGAAGCTCAATACATGCAATGCAATGGTGCGATCTATCATGCTACTTGGATGCTGCCAGCAGATTCCAATGCAAAAGAAGTCCCTGTGATTCAGATTACAGAGATTCCGCAGGAAGAATATGAAGCTTTATACAATGCTATCAAGGCCAATCAACAGATTGATATTGAACAAGACGAGCCTGAGCAAGACGAGACAAAAGATAATGAAGACAATGATATCACAATTGATTATGTAAAAGAAGCAAAAGTTAAAGAAATGAAAACAGAATGTAACAAAATGATTACAAATGGCTTTGATGTTGAACTGAGCGACAATCAGTCGCATCATTTTTCTTTAACGGTACAAGACCAATTGAATTTAATTACTTCGTCTCAAATGATTACAGACGGGTCAGAAACTATTCCCTATCATGCGGATGGGGAATTGTGCAAATATTATACTTCAGGAGATATGGAAAAGATTATTGCTAAGGCAAACACTTTCAAAACATACCATGTCGCGTATTTTAATTCGTTAAAGACGTATATTAGTTCATTGCGTAGTATGGCGAAAGTTGCAGCAATTACTTATGGTAATAGTATTCCAAGTAAATATCAGTCGGAAGTTTATATTGCTTTAAAGTCTGAATTAAGACTGTAATTAATAATAAGGGGTGCTTATCATATAGAGTGCCCCTTATTACAACAATGGAAAATAATGGAGGTGAAACGATGCCTTACATAAATACTGTGGACATTAACGGAACAACATACAATTTAGAAAACTTGACAGACGGAAATTATGTTGTTGATTTACCAGAGCTAAAACAGAATGGCGTATTTTTGCTTCAAGGAGATGTCGAGGATAAGCTGAATAGTTATCAGTCAAACAAGCCACTTTCGGCAAATCAGGGCCGTGTATTAAACGAGCAGGATAATCAGTTAGATACGAAAATTGCTAATTTGACGAGCTCTGTAAACGAAAAAGATACAGAATTGGAAAATAAAATTAAACAGTTGTCGGCAGATATGAAAGGAAAAGATACAGAGCTTGACGGAAAGATTACAACGCTAACTAATAGTTCTAAACAGAAAGATACAGAATTAGACGGAAAAATCACAACGCTAAGAAGCGACATGAAGTCTGGCGATGCATCTACATTATCCAGCGCAAAGACATACGCAGATAGCCAGTCTAGTGCATCTCTTTCTTCTGCAAAAGAATATGCTGATACTGCTGTTGCAAATAGCAAGACGGAAACTTCCACTGAGCTCAATAAAAAGTTAGACAAAACGGGTGGCAAAGTTTCTGGGGATTTAGAAGTTACTGGTGCTTTGACTGCAGATCAAAAGCTTTATGCAAAATATGGAGTTACAATTTATCAGCGTGGAGATGTCTCAAAAGAGATTACTGCTGTATGTACAGGAGAGAATGCGGGAAAAATTGTTGGCAAGTCAGAAAGTGATCTAGCAAGAATTGCAGTTGGGGCTCCTGTGAATGATGACGATGCGGCCAATAAAAGGTATGTCGTTGATGCTATTGCTTCTGGTGGTTTTGGCGCACTAGATGGGGCTACATTTACTCCATCTGTTTCTTCCGAAGGCGTTTTGAGCTGGACAAACGACAAAGGGAAAACCAATCCTACAAGCGTAAATATTAAAGGGCCAAAAGGCGATGCGTTCACGTATGCTGATTTTACTTCCGAGCAGCTTGCTGCTCTAAAGGGAGAAAAAGGAGATAAAGGCGATCCCGGAGCCCCACTATCTGTTTTAAATGCCTATCCGGTTGGCTCTATTTATATGAGTGTAAATAGCACAAGTCCAAAAACACTCTTCGGGGGCGGCACATGGGTACAGATTCAGGGCAGATTTCTGTTGGCTGCGAGCACGGCCTATAAAGCTGGCACAACAGGTGGCGAAGCAACACATATGTTGACGGAACAAGAAATGCCAAACCACAGACACGTTATTTATGCTCCGAATGATGGTGGTGAGGAAAATGCAGCAATTGGCTTTCCAGAAGCAGGTAGTAAAAACACATACTATGCTGAGGCCAGCAAGACAGAAGCTGCTGGTGGTGGGCAAGCCCACAATAACATGCCACCATACTTGGCTGTATATGTTTGGAAGCGCACAGCTTAACAGTGCAATTAAATACTAAACAAGAAAGGGGTTGAGCAAGTGTCAGGGAAAATCTTTAATACGCGAGTAAAGAATAAACGTGATTCAGTTAGCAACTGGACTGATAAAAATCCAATTTTACTAGATGGCGAAGTAGTGGTCGTTGATAGCACTGATGGTGAAAGCCGATTTAAAATTGGTGACGGGACAAAGCATTATTCAGAACTCCCATTTCAGGACGAGTATTTACAGAATGAAATTAATAATAAAGCTGCAATTGAAGCAGGAGTCTACACTGCTGTTGCGTCTAGCTCTGATGGAGTTGCTTACACGTCAACAGTCCCCGGAATTAGCGAGCTGAGTACAGGTGCGAGTTTTATCATGATTCCTGACAAGACTAGTGCGAGCAAGGAGCCAACACTAGATGTCAATGGACTCGGTGAAAAAAAAATTCGGCGTAGACTAAGCGCCATTACAACTAGCCTGCAGTCTGGATATAGCAACACTTGGATTTCTGCCAACAAGCCATTTCAAGTTGTGTATGACGGTACTGCTTGGGTTGTAGAAGGCATGGCAAAACCAGTTGGTGCAGACGTATATGGTGCAGTGCCTCAAGCCACGGCAGATGCTTCTGGCAACGTCATTACAGATACATATGCGACAATTGCTATGCTGCAAAGCATGCTCCCAAAAGTGACAACAATTACACTAGCGTCGGGTTGGAATGGTACTGCAAGTCCATATTATCAGGACGTTACGCTTAGTTGTGCAACCGAAACTAGTGTCGTCGATCTTCAGCCAACTCCAACACAACTTGCTTCTTGGCAAGACGAAGGATGGGCGTTTACTACTCAAAGTGGCAATGGCACTGTTCGAGTTTATGTCGCTGGTGGTAAGCCTAGTGCGTCTATTAATATACAAGTTAAAGTTCAGGAGGTGACTGTTGTATGAGTGGTTTATACGGCAATGCAACAGGCGGATTCTGCAATCCTCAGACTTATATTTTAACAGACGAAAATGGGAAAGAAATCACTGGCGTTTTAGTAGAGAATGTAACAGTTTTTGATGCAACAACTGATGATGTTAGACTTGGAAAGACATATGCTGCGGATGAAGGTGTTAAGGTTGGTACAAAGGATATTCCAGCGTATCGTACGACAACGGGAGTGTATTACGTTCCAGCTAATTCAGAACTTAAAATTGTTATGACAAACGGAGATAGATGTGATTATACAGAACTGCAGGCAATGGTAATGCCCTACAATTCTAGTGTAAATGATAGCAATGCTGTTAATAGAGTTGCTATGAAGGATAAAGTATATAACGTAGGAGAAGCAACTGCTATATCTACAGTTACGAAAGACGTTGCAAGCAGTTCTATATCATTTGGATTAACAAATGGCGAACAGCCAGCGGTGATCAGGTATTTTACTTATAAGGAGGAGTCATAATGTCAGAAAGACGTTATCAATATTGCTACGCGGTAATTGACCCATCGCTTAACGACATGTGTGTTGGGGTTGAAGATACAACTTTGAATTGCGACGACGACCCGAATTATATTCCAATTAGTCCATATAACGAGGAGTATCTTTGTAAGTATTATGATAGAGCCACAGGCAAGTGGTATCTTGAAGCAGAACATGTCAATGAATGGACACCAGATTAACGAATAATAAAAGTTTTCATCTTCTTTAAGGAGGAATTTGTTATGGATGGCACATTTGACCCGACCTATAGCTCTAACCAAATTTGGGTAGATACGAATGTAAATGAATGTTTGACAACTCATTTGGATGACATGGAAGATAATATTTCTTCTTTACAGACCAGTAAGGCAAATGTGAGTCATACCCACAGCGAATATGCGCCTGTGAATCATTCTCATTCTGATTATGCTCTTACGACACATAAGCATTCCGCCTCTGATATTACAAGCGGAGTTCTTCCTATCTCTAACGGCGGGACTGGAGCAAATTCTGTTGCTGGTGTATTAACGAATCTTGGGAATATTGGAAAAGTATATTCTGCTACACCAAGTAGCAAGCATGTCGCAAAGATGGAGATGACAACGATTGCATCTTTAACGTTGCCAGTAGGTACTTATGCTATTGTTGGCAATCATCAATGGGAAGTAAATGGCACTGGATGTATGTATATTTCTAGATTAACTAAATCTGATGATAGTGTTGTTTATTGTATTGTGAGAAGTGATATGATTGGCGGTGGTGGTGCTGTTGCTGCTACAATAGTAGAACTGACAGAACAAACTACCATTAAATATGAAACTTATCATCAGTACACTGCAGCAACTAAGGCAGAGGCAATCCGCTTGTCTGCAGTCAAGATTAAATAAATTAAACATATGAGGTGCAGGGCTAACTACTCTGCACCTTTTAAACATTAAGAATAAGGAGGGTGATGTAAAAAATGTCAACAAAAAAATTACAAATTGTAACTCCTATTGTAACATCAGTTAATGGACAAACTGGTGATGTGACACTGACGAATGAATCAAAATCTCTTGGTCTTACCTCTGCGGCGGTCGGTCAGATACCGAAAGTGAAAGCGGTTGACAGCAATGGTGTGCCCACGGAATGGGAGTCGGCTGCACTATCTGGCGATATGATTTATGCGCTTGATATGGTGGAAGGTGAAGGGAATACTTTTACAATAAACAACAATTTTGATGATGTTGTAGCAGCGATTAATGAAGGTAAAATTATTATGTATGGCGGAACTTGTTTGTTAGCTTCTTGTTCACCAGAAAGTGGAACTGTAACAACAATTGGATTTTACCTAGTACAAGGAGATGGACTCATTGTTTTGCTAACTTGGAATCGCGGGAATTCTGCTGCTACAATTACAGAACGAATATTTCCAACATTTGGCTTAGAAGCTTTATCTGCACCGGGTGCTGTATATTTTGATAATAATGAAGGATTTACCATAAAAAATGCTGGCGCTTATATTGTTAAGATTGATTCGAATAATGTGCTAGTAAATGACTATACAGAGTTTGAAAATGCAGTTAAAAGTGGAACACCCATTATAATAAATTATAGCGATAGTTACGCTGTTTGTACATCTTATCAGTATGATAATAGTTCAATTACATGCTACCAAATTGTCGATTCAATGTTGTTGGGTGTTAAGTTTGATAAGTCCACAAAAAAACAAACGAATATATCATTAGCAAAACTTGATAATACGTATTTTGTTTATACTGATAAGTATATCAACGTAGCAAACGACTATGATGAACTCGATAATGCCATAAAAGCAGGTAAATTGATTGTCGTTAACGCAAATGGTGCAACATTTCTTTGTCAAAGTGCTACTCGTAACGAATCACAAATAACGCTAGTAGTTCAAGCTTCACTATCAATGCTTATGGTATTTTCTGTAGATAAAAACACAAAAAAAACAACAATAAGCGTGTATTATTCCCCGGCGCTTGATAATATTAGTCAGTCTGGGTTTATATATTATGATAAAGGCAATGATAAATTCATTATTAAAGATACAGCGTCGCCAATCGCTACAACCTCAACTGCTGGCGTAATCAAAGTTGGCAATGGCTTGTCTATCTCTGCTGACGGCACTCTATCTGTCACGACTGCAACATATTATACTGGCACGGCTGATCCGGTTAACACCCTTGGAGCAGATGGGGATTTATACTTACAAACGGGGGTGTAACAGATGAGCGAAAATGCTAATTTAACTTATAATGATTTCTCCGCAGGATATACAGCCGGAGATGGAATGACAATTATAGACAAACAAACAACTCTTGAAGATATTATGAATTGGGTTTTCAGTGGCAAGTCACTGTGGTTTTATGATGGCCAAAAGTATAGAACCATTATCCATTTCGAAGATATTGAAAATGGTGCAATAATTTATTGCTTTGATGATAGTGGTGAGATTATTAGTCATCAGTTCGGCGGTGATAGCTAATGGCAAAAGTTGTTCAAACTACACTACAAATTTCTGAATCCACTGTAGAGCAATATTGTATTGCTGATGGACTTAGTTTAAATACTGGTGGATATGCTATTAGACTGTATCTAAACGGACATACTTATGGATCAGCGATTCTTAATGATGCAGCGAAAGAAGTTTTATATCCATCTGCCACGGCACACCCACTTAAGATTGATTCATTTATAAGGGCGAACAAATCTGGCGGAAGCATGACAATTAGCTTGCAGTTTGATGGGACTAGTGTAGATTCTGAGACAGGTAGTTGGGGAACTGGGTTAAAAGATAAAACAAAAGAAGGAATTTCTGATCCAGTTGTCATTAATAGCAGTCGTTCCACAGAAATTAAATGGCATATTAAAGGTTCTTCAACAGTATCTAGGTTTAGTATTGCATCAACAAGATTAACATTTTATTTTAATCAATATGCAATGCAACCTTTGGTTGGAAATAATGCGAATGGTATTCAAGAAGCAACTGTTTCTAATGCATCTCCATATCAAGGAGATACAGTCGTATTTACACCAAAATTAGTACAAGGTGCTACTTGGGTCGGTTGGTATTCTGATGCCGCTTGCACGAACCTTGTAAGCACAGACCAAAATTATTCAGTTAGTCCGACATCGGATTTAACATTATATGCCAAGGCTACACATAACGCAGAACTATTTACATGTGCAGCGGTTGCTGGCGCAAATATATCGTCTGTTAGTACAAGTGATTCAACAGTTCCCGCAAATAGTAGTTGTACTTTCTCTGCGGCGGCTAACGCTGGATGCATTTTTGATGGATGGTATTCAGATGAGAGTTACACAAATTTAGTGAGTACAGCGAATCCATATGTAGCCACTATTACTGCGAATACAACACTATATGCAAAAGCTCATTTAAGCAAATTGAATATTAGTGTTGGACAGGCAGAACATGGAACGGCAAGCGTTAATGCTTCTGTTATTACCTATGGTGACAAGGCGATATTTACATTTAATCCTGAAAGTGATGATTATAAATTGTATGGCTGGTATGCGGATGAAGGATTAACGCAGCTAGTTAGTGAAGATAATCCATATACCTGTACGCCAACAACGGATTATAAATTATATCCGAAATCAGGCGTCGTAATGTATACAATTAAATTAACACGTGGATTAAAAGGGGTTGCGGGACAACCCGGTACATGGACTTTGAAAATTGCCGCATTATATTACGATCAACTAACTTATGATGAAAAGCGATATATTAAAACTGGCGAATTCGATAAAATTGAATCATCTAAAGTGTATGGGCAAATAACAAAAACTGGAGTTGACATGATAGCAGCAATCAAAACATCGTTGCAAGTTCCAGCCAACACCACGTGTGCTATATGGTGTCAACTTTCAGGTGCTCCGGCAACGTGTTTCGCGGAAAGCGGAGACATTAGTCTTGGCGAAAGAAATATGTTGACATATTGGCCATATTATATTTTTACTCCGACACAGGACAAAGAATATTTTTGTTATTACTCATCTAGCGGCGCATGCATTTGTACTGCTATTGCAAAGGGTGGAATTGAATATGCCGATGCAACGACACCCACATTTGCTGGAAAAAACGCGATGTTTACGGCAATAGTTAAAGAAGGATATACATTCGAAGGTTGGTATTCTGACGAAGGATGTACGACTTTTATAAGCTCTGATAATCCATTGTCTATAACCACTCCTTCTGTTAATAAGGATTCTGCAGACCCACAGGATGGTGAGGCAACGACGTCGGAGTTGACTTTATATGCGCGGGCACGGTCAATAACTGGGAGATCTGATATGCTGTATTTCAAGGTCAATGGGTTATATAAATCCGCGACAAAAGTCTATAAGAAAGTGTCCGGCACTTGGGTTGAGCAAACAGACTTGCCAGCTATATTCTCTGGCGAATCAAGTGGAACAGCTTCTAACTATGTATATGGTGGGAGTGTGTAAAAAATGAAGAAAAAAATTTCAATAGAGGTTCTGGTTGCTGCCAGTGCCTCTTTTATATATTAAAGGAGGTTATGTGGATGGCAAATAAAATTTTTAATACTCGTATAAAAAATAAAAGAGATACCGAAGCCAACTGGACGAGTAAGAATCCTGTTTTGCTGAATGGTGAAATTATTGTTGTTGATACGGCAAGCGGTGAAACAAGGTTTAAGGTCGGAGATGGTGCGAAGAAGTATTCTCAACTTCCATTTCAAGATGCAGCTACGCTTGGAAACTATGTCCCAACTACGAGAAAGGTCAATAGCAAAGCTCTAAGCTCAGATATCAGCCTGACCGCTTCAGATGTAGGAGCCCTGCCTAGCACGACTACGGCGCTTAAGAATCCTCATGCTTTGACTTTTACTGGCGCTGTTACTGGCAGCTATGATGGTAGCGCAGCTAAGTCAGTAGCGATCCCGTCTGTGGATTCGTCTTTGTCTAGTACATCAACAAATGCGATTCAGAACAAGGCGGTTAATACAGCTCTTAGTGGCAAAGCAAGTACTGCTGTTGCTACGAAAAGTGCTAATGGTTTAATGTCTTCTAGCGACAAATCAAAATTAGATGGCATTGCCGATGGAGCCAACAAAACGATTATTGATTCTTCTCTAAGCACCACTTCTACCAATCCAGTTCAAAACAAGGTTATCAATACTGCTTTATCTGGGAAGGCTTCCACTTCTGTTGCGACTACGAGTGCTAATGGATTGATGAGTGCGTCTGATAAGACAAAACTCAACGGGATCGCTACTGGCGCAAATAAAACGACTGTTGATTCTGCGTTAAGTACGACCTCGACTAATCCGGTGCAGAATAAGGCGGTTAAGGCTGCTTTGGACAGCAAATTAAATACAAGTGGCGGCACGCTGACCGGTAATTTGACAGGTCAGTATCTGACTGGAACATGGCTGCAAACGACGGACGCGACCGATCTTGGCAGCACACCCGGCAAAATTGCCGTGCTGGATGAGTCTGGCTGGGTGTACTATCGAACGCCTGCAGAGATAAAATCTGATATTGGGGCAAATGGTTATTTGCCAACTGCTGGAGGTACGATGACCGGTGCAGTTACCACAAAGGGTATTAAGTTGACGTCCGGTACAGATTTTGGTTCAAGTTTACCATCAAGCCTGCAAAGTAACCAACTGTTTTTCCAAACGTTAGGGACTAATTATATTCTTGATAATGTATATCCGGTTGGTTCTATTTACATGTCGGTAAACAGCACTAATCCTAAAAATCTGTTCGGCGGTACTTGGGAGCAAATTCAAGGAAAGTTTCTATTTGGCATGAATAGTAATTATCCTGCTGGCTCTACTGGCGGTGAGATTACACACAAATTGACACAAGCTGAGATGCCAAAGCATAACCATATAATCTATACTCCAAATGCTGGCGGCCCGGATGTCGGAGCAGACATTGGTTTTCCGGAGGTAGGCAGCAAAAACACATGGTGGGCAGTAGCATGTATGACAGGACAAACAGGTGATAACGAAGCGCACAACAATATGCCTCCGTACTTATCAGTTTATATCTGGAAGAGAACGAAATAATGAGGTGATTAAATGGCTTACCAAACAATATTAAGTGGGCAGCAATCAACGGCAGGATCACCTTATTGTATATATACAGTAGAGGTTGAGCCGTTTGGCAGAACTTCTTCCTCTATTTCTGTTAACGTTACAGTAACAGCACATTTGAAATCTTCACAGAGCTTTTTAGGATTAGCACACACACTTATAGGAACGCTGAATATCGCAGGCGCTGACATAGAAATTACAATAAAAGCTTCGAGTGAGTCTTGGACAGGTACCGCTAATCATACTTCTGCGGCATCTGGAACGATTAGCGGATTAGGTTCAACGGAAACTTCATTGCAAACATCATTCTCAGTTGTTAATACGTATGGCAATGCTGGTACAATGAGTACAGTAAGCTGTTCAAACCTATCTATACCTGAATATAGCAATCCTGTAAATACTATAAAAACGACTGCAATACCTAGCCTTTTAACAGGATATGATGGTGATAAGTTCTCATTTTCAACAACACCTTCTGGCGGGACAGGATACAACTACAGGTGGTACAAAGATGGCTCCGTCGTGAGTTCATCAAAAACATTTACAGGAACGTTATCGAATAGCAATTATGACGGATCGGTTATTTATTGTTTTGTATGGGATTCCACAGGAGGCAGCGTATATACTAACAAATGCCAAGTTAGAGTGGGAACTTCGGAAAGCAAAAAAACAGTTTCCACGCATCAAATAATTCCAGCAAGAGTCTATAATGGAAATAAGTTTTTATATGGAATTCCATTCGTTAAGAGCGGAAGCTCACTAATGTATTGTAACTGGACAATAAAAAAATAAATTATATTTAAAAATAAATTAAAATCACTATTGGAAATATGAATGTTATCCATGATGAATGAATTCGGATGTGGATTGACATGGCATATATTATAAAAATAATAAATTTATAGGAGGACAAGATTATGGAAATGTTAACTTTAATTATCTCTTTATCTATTATTATGTGGTACATCATTGATAGATTTAAGGAAATGTGGGAAGGAACCAAGTATGGTAAGTATATTACTATGTTTGTTTCTGCAGTATTCGCATTTGCCATTGCATTTGGTTTTGGTGTTGATATTATTTTGGCACTTGGTCTTGTGCAAGAAAGCTCTACGATTGGCACTGTGATTACTGCTCTTGCATTGATGTCTGGCAGCTCTGCTGTCTCCGAAATTATTGAAAGAGTTAAAGGCGGAAAGTAATATATTGAGGTGATTTAAATGGAAATTATTGAAGCGTTTGCGACACAAAATAAATGTTATAAGATTGGTTCAACATTTACTCCAAGTGGTTTGATGTTGCATAGCGTTGGATGTCCACAGCCTAGTGCTGCGGTGTTTGCTCGCAACTTCAACCAGTATCAGCCGGGTGGTCAATCAGTTTGCGTACACGCATTTATACAGGCAGATGGCTCTGTATATCAGACATTGCCTTGGTGGATGAGAGCATGGCACTGCGGTGGCGCTGCAAATAATACCCATATCGGCATCGAAATGACGGAACCTAGCTCTGGAATGAGCTATGCGGAAGCGGCTGAACAGATTGCTGGGACATATCACACAGCCGTGGAATTATTCGCACAGCTTTGCAACACTTATGGCCTTAACCCATTGGCGGACGGCGTGATTATTGGTCACGCAGAAGGTCATCGTAGAGGCGTGGCCAGTAACCATGCAGATCCAGAACTTCTGTGGAATACATATGGCATGGGTTACACTATGGACGGGTTTCGTCAGGATGTATATGAAGCCATGAACAAAAATAGTGGTAATGATGAAGAGGAGGAAGACGTAATGAGATACAATACTATTGATGATATTCCTAGCTGGGCAAGAGGCACTGTTAGTGAAATGATTGATGAAGGTTTCATTTCTGGCACTGGTGGAGGCAATCTTGATTTGTCTGCTGATATGATACGCATGCTGTATGTCATGAAGCATATGTTTGATGCATGCAATAAGCATTATGAGACAATCGAAGATATCCCATCTTGGGCGCGTGACACTGTGCAGCATTTAATCGACACTGGTGCAATTGCTGGCACTGGCAATGGCAAACTAGATATATCATACGATATGCTGCGCATGTTGGTTGTCTGTCAGAGAATGATTGATTCTAATCGTGGCACTGACAACAAGTAAAATTAATTTTATGAGCAAATAGCCTATGTGAAGTAGTTATATAGGCGAGGGAGTGTAGCAATACACTCCCTCATTTTTTATGGACAAAAAGGAGGGATAATATGAAAAAATTAAAAGGTGTTGATGTGAGCGAATGGCAAGGACAAATTGATTGGGATGCAGTAAAAAAGGATGAAATTGATTTTGCAATTCTTCGCTGTGGCTATGGAATGAACTTAGAAGAACAAGATGATATTTGGTTTAAAAGGAATGCTTTAGAATGCGAAAGAGTTGGTATGCCTTATGGTGTGTATCTGTACAGTTATGCAGATACAGTAGAAAAAGCTGCTTCGGAAGCAACACATGTACTTAGATTGATAAAAGGTCGTAAACTTGAATATCCCGTTTATTATGATTTAGAAGACGTTAATACTACTGGGAAATGTAGTCAAGATTTAATTCTTCAAATGTCTAAAAAATTTGTTGGCATTTTAGAAGACGCTGGTTATTGGGTTGGTATTTATGCCAATTTATATTGGAATGAGGCATATCTGACTGATTCTTGGTATGACACTAAGGCAAGATGGATTGCTCAATATAATTCTGAATGTCAGTATAACAAGGACTATGGAATTTGGCAGTATTCTAGTTCTGGAATTGTCAATGGTATTTCTGGATGCGTTGATATGAACATTTCTTATTTTGATTATCCTGCATTGATTAGAGAAGCTGGTAAAAATGGATTGACTTTTTCGCCAAGTCAAACAGAAACAGTTTATACTGTAAAATCTGGTGACACTCTTTCTGACATTGCCACAAAATATGGCATTACATATCAACAACTTGCTTCCTACAATGGAATTTCTGATCCTAATGTTATTTATATAGGACAAAAGATTCTTGTTCCAAATACTGAATCAGTTGTTGCTTCAGGTAAAACATTAGATGAAATTGTATTGGAGGTATATCGAGGCGAATGGGGAAATGGTTTAGAACGTCAAGCACGCCTTGAAGCAGCGGGATATGACTATCAAATAGTACAAAACAGAGTAGATGCTCTATACAGTTAATAACAAAAAATTGTATATCGTAGTTTAAAGGAGAAGCCACATGGTTTCTTCTTTTTATATTTAAAATTAGTGTAAATATGAATCTCTCGGAAAGGAGGAATTGTTATGCGTGTCATAAGTTTTGATCAAAGCACACGTCGTTCTGGTTATGCCATATTTGAAAACGGTCAATATATAGAATCTGGCGTTGTTGATATGAACAAGAGCAAATTAGAAACAGATAAAAGATCTTTTGAAATGGCGAAAGAACTTTGGAAGGTTATTAAAAAGTATAAGCCAGAGAAACTTGTTCTAGAAAATGTGCAACAACAATCGAACCCAGCGACTATGATAATTTTGGCAAGATTGGCTGGTATGATAATTGGTTATGCGGAAGCTCATAATGTCAATGTGCATATTTTGTTGCCAAGCCAATGGCGCAAAGCATTAGGATATTCTCAGGGGGCGAAAGTAAAACGCCAAGAGCTTAAGCAACAGAGTATTGATTATGTAAAAGAAAATTTTGGTCTTGATTTATCAGAAGATGAATGTGAAGCAATTTGCATAGGAGTTGCGGCGCATAAAATTTATAATTTCGCCAACGAAGAAGTTTGGGGCGAAGATTAAATACGAAAATTAATAACAAAACGTTATTTAATATATAAAATTTTGAATAAAAATGGAGGAACAATTATGAAAGTTAATACATTTGTTAAGAAGGTTAAAGAAGGACAGTTCAACAATGCAGCAGATATGATTAAGGCTTGGTATATTCCAATTCAGACTAAACATGATATTGCATTACGTATTTTAGAAAAATGTTCTGCGGACAATAATGGCTATTTCTATGTGGACGATTTTGAAAAAAATATTTATTTTTCTATGTTTGCGTTCAATGCCTACACAGGCGTAGAGATTGGCGAAGATTTTGAAGCACTGCTAAAGGAGTATGACATGCTATGCAGCAATGATATTTTAGACACAGTTGAGCAACTGTGCAGGAAGGATTACAACCATGTCGAGGAAGTGCTGCATTATGAAGAGAAAAAATTAATGCGTCAGAATTCAATTGAGGCTTCGTTTGCGCAGATGGCTAATGGAATTAGTTCAAGCCTGACAACTTTAGCAGATGCTCTTGCTAAGAAGGTTGATGGTTTCGATATCAATAGCATCCTTCCAGAAGGTGCAGATATTGATGAGCTTTTAAGCACACTTGATAAATTAAAATAATTATTTTATAGGAGTTGATGGCATATGGCCGCAGAAAAAACATTAGGCGATGCTATACAAAAACTAATAGATAATGTCGAAACTGTTAGTGAAATTGCAGGAAACATATGTAGAATGCAAGCAGAAAAAGATTTTAATGACGCAGCAAAAACAGCAGTAGACAAATATTATGAATACAAAAATGGAGCTTATACAAAGTATGGGAGACAACATAATTTGTATGACATCTATAAAGTAAATTCTGATTTAAAGAAAAGAGGCAAAACGTTTACTATAACAACGAATATTGATATGAATTCTGCTCCGCTGGAAGGCGTATATCACAGTAATTCAAGTAAACACCAAGGCGGTGGTTCTTGGGAAAGTGGTGGACAAGTTGAAGGCGATTATGTATTTGAGAACTTCTTACAAGGTGAGCACCCATGGACATATTTTAAAGACGGAGAATATATGTATGGTGAAACTGTTGGCAAAGAAATTCCAGACGAATTTTTAAAAGATTTTATTAACAATTACGGCAGTAGATATTTTGAAGATAATTTTCAAAAAACAATAGCTCAATTGCTAAAAGTATATTTATAACGTAGGAGGTGATTCTTTTGGCAGAAGCGAGTTATACTTCGAAAATTAAATACAATATTGATGACCTTATGAGTAGCCTTGTTGCATGTAAGACTCAAGCTGAACAGGTGGATGGAGTTTTAGCAAACATTGGCAAGCGTGGAAATCTTAATAATTTTATTAAGCAGTTTGTTGCTATGGACGATGCTGTTAAGGCACTTAGGAAAGATTTGGATTCCGTCAAAGCAGGTCTTGGAGATAAGCTTAATAGCGGATATATGAAGTCTTTTGATAAAATGGTTGAACAGATGTCTCAGATTTCAGAGTTGTCTAAAAACGTTTTTACTGGGCTTAGTGGTGTTAATTTAAAAGACAAAGGTGCGACGAAAGAATTACTGAGCTACGCAGAGCAATTAAATACAATCCTCAAGAACGTTGGCATTGATAAACAAATTGACTCAGACCTTTTTAACACTAAAAGTGTTGAAGAACAGTTTAATGCATTAATCCAATATGCCAGCGAGTTAAATGGTAAATTAAATATCGCATTTGGCGAGATTGATTTATCTAAAGTTGGAGATAATATCAAGTCTGCTGGGGATGAAGCTGTTAATAACATAAAAGAAACTGGCAACAAAATTTCCACCGAGATACAACAGCAAATTGATGATCTTAACGATAAAAAGACAGAGTATCAAAACACTTTAAATTTATTGTTTCCGAACAAAAGTAAATTAAAAGTAACTGGGCTCAAAAAGGCAACCGCAGATGATGAATTAAAATCTTTAGCGAGCCAAGCAAGAGAATTAAAGGCTACATTAGATGAAATTTCCCCAATTAAGACTGATGATGAATCATATAAAAATACTTTATTGCAATATCTAGAGATTGCAACAAAATTAAAGAATACAATAAATAATGGAATAAATGCGCGTAATAATGGGATATTATCACCGGGAATGACATGGATCGGCACTAATATAAACAATATGTATGCCGACGACCTAGAATATGTTTATAAACGTCATAGCGCTATGCTTGACAAAATCAAGAGCGAGTATCAACAAAAAATCGCAGATATCAATTCTGAAATAAACAATCTTAAAGATATTGGTAATTCAAATACTTTTGTAGAAAATGAAGAGATTGCTTCGGAAGAAAAAAAGATTTCTTTATATGACGAGTTAAATAAAAGAGTTAAGGAATATGTTTCGTTGTCGTCAAGCGCAGATGTAGATGAAGACAATCAAAACGCTGATAAATTAATCGCACTGGTCGATGAGATTAAAGAAATTTCTCAGGCATCAAAAAAAGCTGGAGCTTCCATTGACCAAATATTTGAGGATTTAGACTTTGGAGATATTACCGGAGACGAGGCACTTTCTAAAATCTGTGAATTACTTAATGTTGAAATTCCTATGGCCGCGCAAAAAAGTGCAAAGGAAGTTGGCGGTGTAGCTGGAGAGCTGCAAGAATTATTAAATCTTGCGTCTAGGCAAGAGGTTGGTTATTCAAAAGGTAGCGGCGACGCAAAAGAGTCTATGACGCTTTTTGGAGCGGACAAAGTAGTAAGCTCTTTTTCCGGGAAGGATTTTCAGGTAGATACAGATGCGATAGTATCACAACTTGTCAATAATCTAAAAGAAAATATCGTAATGTCTTTGCACAATCACCCAGATGGAATGAGTGCATTTACGCCGTCGGATATTAATTCATTTACCAAGTTGTTTTATGACCAAGGTACAAAAATCAATGGTATCATTGCAGATGGTGTTGTTAAAACAATTGATTTTACTGGCATTTCTAAAGAAATGGCCATCAAAATTGGAGAATCTTACTCTCAAAATTTAAAAGCAGCTACAAAAGAATTTCCTCTCATGGAATATAATGACGGGGAAGTTGGATTAATAAAAGGAGCAGAAGAAAAAGCGGCACAAGCTGGTATTTCGTATGAACAATTAATTGCTGCGTTTAACGAAAAAGTTAATCAAGCATTAGATAAGGCGTTTACAGACAATGGGTTGGCTTCGACTGTTAAGACATATACAATGGAACAGCTACCAGAGCTGTCATCTTATTTGGCCGAAATACAAAAGAATGGAGAAAATTCTGTTGCACCAATTGAAAAATTAAAAAGCTTATTGGCAACATTGAATCCATCGCACACCGCCGATTGGGACAAGTTTAAAGATATTTTTAGCTCGTTCGAGAGTGGAGAAATTGATTCTACTAATGCTTGGAATCAAAGCGTAGCTAGAATTAAGGAAATCGAGGCGCAAGCAGCAGAGTCTCATCAAAAAACTACTGAGGCTATCAACGAAGAGACTACCGCGCAAGAAAAGCTTAATCAGATTCAGTCTGGGCAACCTTCAACTCAGTCTAATCAAACAGACAATCAAACCGCGCAGCTTGAAAAAGAAAAAGAGCTTATGCAAGAAATTGCCGCTCTTAAAGAAAAACTAAATGCTATTCCGACAAATCCTGTTGACGCTTCCGAGCTTGACGTGGCACAAAAACAAGTACAAGAATTGGAAGAAGAAATCCTTCGTATGGAAGGTGCTTTAGATTCGTGGAAGAATGGTTATTACGACATCCAAAATGCTCTAGATAATTCTGTCCCGATGAGCGAAGTCGATAATATGACTTCAAATGATGTCGTAGATGAATATAGAGCAAAAATTGAAAATTTGTCTTCTGTAATTGATGAATTAAAAACCAAGCTTGCTGAAGCAAAAGCACAATTAGGTAGTACGACAGAAACGAAGCAAAAAGGAACAGAGGCTGCAGAGCAAGAGCTAACAGTAGAGAAGCAGCAAAATGAAGAAGCAAAACAGCAATTGGCAATACAACAGCAAATTACAAAAGAAAAAGAAAAACAAAATCAGAGCGATGTGTCGAAGATTTCGAAGACAGCAACTGGTGAGATTGCTAATGGTCAAAATACAGGAGAGCCTGCAACGACTGCTCCCGAAGTAGCCAGCGTTAGTGGTGTACAGGAATCATTTGCGGCGGCGACGGAACAAAAAAATCAGTTTGTTGAAGCTAATGCACGAGTTAAGGAAAGTGCGGAAGCTTCTGCGGTTGCTATAGAAAAAGAAATAGAAAAGGCGAGAGAAGCGAGCGAGGCTTTCGCGTCAGCCACTCAAGCGAAAAAAGATTTTGCTAATGCGAATCAGAATGTAAAAGATAGCGCGGATAAAACTGCTGAATCACTTGGAAATGAAGCTGATTCCAGCAAGGGTACAAGAAAAGAGAGAGCTTCTCGTTCTAGTAGTTCTGAAAGTTCTAACGACAGCTATAAAGAACTAGACAATTATAAAACATTAATAGATGCAAATCAAAAGCTATCTTCTGCTTTTAGGAAAATTGATACGGAAGTCTTCGTAGATAAAGATAGTGATCTTGGCCAGTTAAAGAGTAGATATGAAACTCTATCAAGGGAGATACAAGATCTAACAAAGTCCGAAGAAGCCTTTGGTAAAGTGTCAGAAGATGACATGCAAAGGTTGAGTGCTGCGACAAAGCAGCTCATGAGCGATTTTGAACAGTACGCAAAGGTAAAGAAGGACTCAGTAAAGCAAAGCAATACTTTGTATGGTGCTGACGTTGTCGGACAAGTCGAAACAAAGCATACTGGGTTAATTAATAGCGTTAATAGCAAAGGTTATGCCAATGCCTCCGGGCTTACTACTCAATTACAGCAATACGAGCAAGCATATCAAAGAATAATTACACTGCAAAAAGAGCTTGCAAACATAGACATCACTTCGGATTTGGGTAAGCAAAAGGCCGCAGAGTTTGATAGTGCAGTTGAGTCATTTAATAAATATGGCAAAGCAATTGAAAATATCATTAAGAAGTCCGAAGAGATGAAAAACAAAGTTGGTAATATCACTCGTGCAGTCTCTGATGGCTTTGATATTGGCGACGAAGCAAGCAGAAGAAGTGAATTAGAAGCATTTGCTAATTCTTTTGATGGGTTAGATAAAAAATCTATTCAGTTCGCTGACAACTATTCCAAGGTTACTTTTACAATAAAGAATGGCAATGGCGAAGTAGAAAAACTAACTGCATCGTTTAATCAAGCGGGAAATGCTATTAATGCTTCCGCTAAGAATATGGGCAAAGCAAGTAGTACGCTTGGCTCTTTCTTTAGCAATGTTAAGAAAAAGTCTGGTGAAATTCTTACATACTTTACTGGCGCAAATATGGTGTATAAAACTGTTGCTCAAATTAAGCAAGGTATTACATATGTAAGAGAAATTGACGCAGCGTTAACAGAATTAAAGAAAGTTACCGATGAAACTGATGAAACTTATAAGAGATTCTTGCAAGATGCATCTAAAACTGCTGGGCAGATTGGTTCTACTGTTAAAGATTTTACTAATGCTACAGCAGATTTCGCAAGGCTTAATTAATAGGCCCCCTGTATGGCGACATATAGGTAAACATCCATCTTAAAACGGGGAAACTCCAGAGATGGACAATCCCGTGGGTAATGTAAAACATTTAATATAAATTATATGAATAGGAGGTGATAAAATGCCAAGACGAATAAATATTGTTGGAGAACAATATGGAGAACTAGTGGTAACAAAAATGTTGTATGGATATAATGGAGGAAAACATACATATTGCGAATGTATAAATGAAAATGGCGTTGTAGTAGTAGTTCGATTAGATGCATTAAGAAACGGTAGCACAAAAACGGCGAGTGGTTCATTAAATAAAGGAAAAGAAAAAGATTTGGCTGGGAAACAATTTGGCAAACTTATTGTTAAATACAAATTGGACAAAAGAGCATCTAATGGTTGTATTATGTGGTATTGCGAATGTGAGTGTGGAGGAAATATAAAATGTTCTTCTGGAGATCTTATTAGAGGAAGAGTTTCTAGTTGTGGATGTTTAGTTAAGCAATATTATGATTCTATAGCTTATAATTTAACAAATCAAAGATTTGGCATGTTGGTGGCAAAAGAATATGTAAAACGGAAAGGTAGTCCATGTAATTATAAACGACTATGGAGATGTGAATGTGATTGTGGAAATGAAGTATTGGCGTCTGTTTCAGATTTAGTTGGGGGATGCACTATTAGTTGTGGGTGTCAGTCATCTAGCTCGGGGGAAATTTTAGTAGAAACCATTCTAAAAAAATATAATATCAAATTTGAGCGAGAATTTACATGGGATGACTGCAGAAATATTTTGCCACTTCCATTTGATTTTTATTTGCCAGATTATCATATGGTAATAGAATATCAAGGAAAACAGCATTTTGAGCCAATTGATTTCTTTGGTGGCGAAGAGGCTTATGAGAATAGAGTATACAGAGACAAAATTAAAAAAGAATATTGCCATAGCAAGAATATTGGCATTTTATATATCCCATATACATCTAGGCCAAATGAAGTTGAGAATATTATATTAAATGTTTTAAGTCCTGTAACGATCACAGCGTAATCGGTAACGGTTATGCGTATGGTGGACATCTTATTAAGATGAAGAGATGATCTGACCTGCAACTATAATCTAATAATGAAATTGCAGAGGTAGGCAGAAATGACCTACCCATTTCCTTTAGTGGAAATAGTAACAAAGTGAGGATATAACATTGAGCAAGCATCTGACTTGGCAAAGGCCGCTTCCGTTTATTATAACGTTGGTGATGACCTAGCCGATATTGGCGAGGCTTCTGACAGTATTATTTCTACAATGCACGGATTTAATATTGAAGCGTCTAATGCTATGGGAATCGTAGATAAATTCAACGAGGTGGGTAAATTATTGCCCTTAGATAACTATAACGGTTAAAGGCCAGAGATGGTTTAGACCGTGGAAAGACTATGTTAATAAAAATAGCGGAAGAAATATTATAATATTGATATATTGTATTTATGGGAATATGATATTGTTCACAATACAAAATTATGTGAAGAGTTGATTAAACAATATATTGATAATAATGGGGTATTAGATGATTATAACAGTTTTAATTATTCCTATATTGATCAATTAAAATTAAATACTGATATTATTTATCCATATTTTATTAACATAGAATCCGTACAGACTGCGGGATAATAACAGTAATGTTATTATTGAAGTTATCTCTCATTAATATAATGAGCAATATACAGTCGGAACTTACGCAATAATCTAATAATAATAAAACGTAAGAAGTAGGTCGAAAGTCCTACTCGCCATTTTTTAAATGGTCAGTAATTAGTATAAAACTAATGAAAGCAACAGATTGAATAACTTCGCAATCAGTTCATCTGGCATTGGACAAGCACTTTTACGTTCTGCTAGTGCAATGTCGGAAGCAGGGAATACCATTGATGAGTCAATTGGTTTAATCACTGCCGCGAATTCGGTAGTTCAAAATCCTGAATCCGTAGGTACTGCCATGAAGACATTATCTCTTCGTATTCGAGGAGCAAAAGTAGAACTAGAGGATGCAGGTGAAGATGTTGATGGCATGGCCAATAGCGTCTCAGAGCTGCAGAAAAAATTGTTAGCTTTAACAGGCGGGAAAGTTGACATTATGCTCGATGAGAATACATTCAAGAACACTACAGAAATTTTACGTGAAATGTCTCAAGTATGGGACGACATGACGGACGTAAATCGAGCAGCCGCACTAGAATTGCTAGGCGGAAAAAGACAAGCAAATGTTTTAGCCGCCGTTATTAAGAATTTTGACTTAGTAGAAGAAGCGATACAAACATCCGCAGATTCTGCTGGTAGTGCTATGGCCGAAAATGAAAAATATATGGACAGTATTCAAGGCCATATCGATCAGTTTACAAATGCTGTTCAGACTATGTGGATGAACTTTATAAATACTGATGCTACTAAATTCCTTGTGGATGTTGGTACTGGATTAGTAAGTGTTGTAGATAAAGTTGGTGTACTAAAAAGTACTATACTTATATTGTTGGGCGTAGTTGCCCCATTAAAAGCATTTTTAAAAGCCACGGAAGGCATGTCGTTGGCAGAACGTATTGGGAAAATTGTCACGGCCATTAGGGGATTCTCCATCTCTAATATTGGCGATTCAATTAATAATTTAATTAAGACTTTAGGTCTTGCAGACACTGCATTTGCCAAATTTATTGCAAGGATAATCGAAGCAGTTGCGACAGAATATGCTGCTGCCGGAGCGACTGGCGTGTTAAAAATGGCAGTTAAGAGCCTAGAAACAGCAGTTCTAAGTGCAATAGCAAAAATTTATGTAGCATTAGGCCCTGTTGGGCTTATAATTGCAGCAGTTACAGTAGCTGTAGGTGCTCTTATTGCTGCTTATGTGGCATGGGGCCCCACTCATAAAAATTTCATTAAAAAATTAGAAGAAGAAACTGAGAATTTAAAAAATATCCGCTCGAATCTCGATTCCTTAAATTCCGAACTAGAAACTACGAAGAGCCGTATAGAAGAGCTCGAATCTAAAGGCCCATTAACTCTTACAGAGCAAGAAGAGCTTGACAAATTAAAAGAGCAAAATGCCGAACTTGAACGTCAAATTCGTTTGGAAGAAGCAAGAGAAGAACGTGCTAAAAACAAGCAAGCAGAAGCTGTAAAGGGCGCATTGGATACCGATCAAGATTTCAAGACGCGACCTACTGGCACGCTTAATCTTAAAGATACAAACAATTTTGAAGACGAATTAGGTAAAGTAAAGAACGCCAAAGATAAACTAGACAAAGCGGAAGCAGAAGTGCAGGATGCCTTAGACTCTGGCATGGACACCAATAGCAAAAAGTTCCAAAAACTAGAAAAGAATTTAGAGTCTGCGCAAGAAGATTATGCCGACGCTCAGTCCAATTGGGACGAGTTTATGAAAGGCAAAGAAGAAGAATATGGCGTCAGCGACTTGGAATGGTTTGATGGTGACAATTTAACAGAGGCACAAAAGGCAGTAAATGGTCTTCTTAGCTCGATGCAAAATTACAATGATCGAGCAGAAATCATGTTTGGTTCTGCTGGAGCAAAAGAGTCTGCTCTTGACCGCTTATTCGGCGAGCGTGGTTCTGAGGCAGGACAAGCATTCCAAGAAGCATTTAACGCGAAAATTGAATCTGGAGAGATCAATGTTGACGTTGATAAATTCGGAGATTACGAATCTGCTATTGAAGGAGTCACTGGAGAGGTTGAGAGCTTAATTGCTGAAAATCCACAGCTTAAAGTACAATTAGACTCTCTTGGAATTAGTGCAGAAGATGTTGCAAGATATTTCTTGAACATTAGCGGTGCTATGCAACAGACTAGTGAAGCCACTTCTGTGGCTGTTAGCGACATAGCAAGCCTTACTTCTGCTTATGATTCGTATGCGTCTGTGTTACAGACAGTTAATGACATAACATTTGACGGGCAAGCGATTTCTGACGATTATTATACTGCACTTCAAGAGTATCTTGGAGATGTAACTGTTGGAGAGGAGAGCTTCGGCGATGCAATTGATACTACGAATGGCAAGGTTGTTAAGAACACACGTCTATTAAGAGCATTAATTGCACAGAAGAAAAAAGAACAAAAGGCAACAGTAAGTGCGGCAAAAGCTCAAAGTCAGTCGCAGTATACAAAAGTTGTAAAACAACTACAACAGGCTGTTAAGGCAATGTATGCGGATTACAAGGCGTATGGATATGTTACAAAGGCGACTTATGACAATATTAGTGCGTTGCGTAGTCAAATACAAGCACTCAAAAATGCGGTTAAAGAATATTCGATCTTAGAATTAAAATTATCAGATGTTACTAATGCATATGATGAATTTGAAGATGCCAAAACCAGAGATTCAGAAATGGCGTATGGCGACTCAATGGTTGAAATGCTTGAGACCATTAGTGACGGCTTGTTAAGTGGCAAAGTTGGAACAGAAGCATTTCAGGCGGCATGTGAGGCATTAGTACCTCCTAGCGTTATTGCGAACTGTAAAACTTTTGAAGAGCGTCTTGATGCCATTGATGATTATTTTGAAAACTCAAAGTTTGCAGACTATTTCACTATTGATGATGATGGAAATTTTTCAATAGGCTT